GGCAACCTAATGCGTTAGCCGGTCTTGCACCGGTCCCTTCGCCATGTTGAGAGACAAGATTCTCTCCGGAGGCTCCATCACCTCGGCAGAAAAAGATGGGTTCCGCGAAGAACTAAAACTAAGGGTTTCCCCGGGCCATAAATCCGGGGGGAGTTGGCCTCTCCCGAAAAAGGCTGCGTTATCTGCACGCGACGTCCTCTGATGTCAAACGCAGCGTAATACCACGGGGAAGCACCGTGGCGCGCTCACCGGCGCGGACAATTGGTAGTGCAACGCGACTCAGGGTCGCCATGCTGGTTCAACTCCAGGTTGCACGCAGCGTAATACCACGGGGAAGCACCGTGGCGCGCTCACCGGCGCGGACAATTGGTAGTGCAACGCGACTCAGGGTCGCCATGCTGGTTCAACTCCAGGTTGCACGATAGAGGCCGAGCACATGGCAAGACGTTTGTTGTGTGCTCGTTGTCGCCCGAAAGGGCACGGTGGCCGTGACGTGTACGGTCGTTCATCATACAGGAGGTGTGATGAGATATGAAATGGCTTCGCGGATGGTCGAAGCCATTTTCCAGGGCCGTCTCTGGACGGCGAAAGGTCAACGAGACCTTCGCCGCATCCTAGAGGCGGCCCGCCGGGAACGGCGGGAATTCGTAAATGAGTTCCCGCCGGATGAGCTCGACGAGCTCATCGAAGGCGCGGCGAGCGCTCTCAGCGTTGTAAACGCTTAGAGCGCTCGCCGGGTTCATCCGGCCGTCACTCCCCGGTGACGTTAAACCATATGGGGCCCCGATCCGGGTGCAGGGTTTGGCAACCCTGGATAGGATGGGCGTACAGCGCCCTGAGCACACAGGTGGCATCGAGAGATGTCACCGGGGGTGTCTCAGATGAGGTGCGATAGCACCGCGGGAGTCCCCCGCACGGTAGCCTATACCGGTCACGGAAACATAGGGAAGGCAATTAGATAGCCTTCGCAGGGGCCCGAAGTGGAGCATCGACGGATGTAAAGCTCCGGGTTCCTGTAGGTTCCACTGTGGTCTTAACGGAGGTTCGATTCCTCCGGTGGAAATCAAAGGTGCCGCTGCTTCTGAGGCAGTGCTCCGGGTAGCACCCGGACGAGAGTCAGGCTCGCACCATGACCGTCGTACAGAGTGTTGCTGTACGTGCCTGACCAGTATCGAGGGCAACCGGGCCCCCCTGAGCGGCAAATCGCCGCTATCGAGCAAGTCCCCCGCGACACAGGGGACATCCGGTAGGGAGAGCACTCTCCCGACCTCGCTCTTAGGAGCGGGATGAGGCCATTGTGGCCGAAAACTCGACGACGGTGCCGTTGCTCCGCTGTCGTTGAGTCACTGGGCACCCCAAGCAGATAGGGGTGCTCGATGAGCAACAGAAAGGAGGCCTCATGAAGGCTTCCAAGAATTTCCGTCGCCTGGACGGAGTGGGCTTCGCCGATCTCGGCGAAGCCCACTCCGTCCACGGGCGCGTCTCGGCGAAGGAGCCGAGACGCGCCCGTGGGCATCAGCGGTCTCTCCCCTCGTGGGAGAGGCCGCTGTCGTCACTCGGTGACGCCCTCCGCGAGGCGGGCGTCACCAAGTAGCGACGGACGAGCAGTAGCGCCATGACGCTGCTCGTCCACAACATCATGGCCCTTCAGTCGTTGGGGATCAACGACCTCCACCGTGCGGAGTAGAGCACGATAGAGCGCGAACGTGAGTTCGTGAACTCTTAACGTCGCTCACAGGGCGCACCGTTGTACGTTACAGGCGTACGAGGACGGGGCTCTGTGGGACCTTTACTGAAGGGAGGGCCTATGGCCCGCCGCTGCGCGACGAAGCGCAGCTCCTTTCGTCGTCAGCTGGCGGCGAAACGCCTCAACGGTCTCATGGAAGACCGCGAGGCGGTCTACGCCGCCAGTAGCTGGCTGTCCCGCCAGGCGGTAATGTCGCCTGGCGGGCGCACCCGGTCGGCGGCGGAATCCGCAGCGTTCAGAACGGAGAACGCTGCGGAGTTCCGCCGCCTGAGGGTGCAGGCTGCAAAGCTGGAGAGGGAAATCTCAAACGCGCTGTTTGAGATCTCCCTCCTGGCCGGCAGCCGGTAGCCGGCAGACGGCGGGACCCCTACGCCCGAGAGGGTGTAACTGCTGTGGATCGTAGATTCACAGCGGCGTAGGGGCGTATGGCACTAACGTAAGTGCTCGGCAAACTACTGTCGTGAGCTGACAGGGAGCATCGAGAGGTGTTCCTGGGGCAGTGTAGAGTCAGGTGTTGTCACACCGCGGGAGTCCCCCGCACGGGCCATCCACCCGTCGACGAGAACTGGAGAGGGTCAACCAGATTGACCGGCGTCCCCGTACGAACTGTACGTGCGGGGACGTTTTTTCGCTGTGGTCTTGACGGAGGTTCGATTCCTTCGGCGGAAATCATCCCGGCCGCAGTAGTGCGGCAACGGAGCTATCCGTGAATAGCAAACGTCGCTCACAGGGCGCACCGTTGTACGTTACAGGCGTACGAGGACGGGGCTCTGTGGGACCTTCGACGGCTCGCTCTCAAAGGAGCGGGCAGGAGACAAGCATGACCATCAAGGTCATCGCCGAATCTCACGTCGACCACGGGATCGCCAAACCGGCGCTTCAGTGGCTCCTCGATCGGTTCGCCGATCGTGACGGTTTCTTCATTGAGACCGTGGAGCTACCGGAAGAGCTGGGGATGGTTCCTTGTGGGTTGCACGGACCGCTGATGGGTGATGAGCCCATCGCCGAGTCCGAAGTGACCTACAAGGCTCGTGGGGAGCGAGGGTACCCCTCTCGCCTAGCGGATCGTCCCGCGCGCCAAGTGCGCACGGTGACCGTCATCGCTGGGCCCGATGGGGACGAGCCCTGCGTGTTGTACACGGCCTTTGGTGGGCCGTTGACACCGCAGGAGCCCGGTGATCCGAGCTGTAAGGACTTGAAAGAGTCCCAGCAGTTCTGGTCAACCCACGCGCTTTCCGCGTAGGTTCTCCGGACCGACGGTTCCCTACGCCCGAGAGGGTGTAACTGCTTCGAGTCATAGACTCTAAGCGGCGTAGGGGCGTATAGCACTAACGTAAAGTGCTCGGCAGTCTGCTGTCGTGAGCTGACAGAGCTTACCGTGAGGTAAGTTCGGGGCAGTGCAGAGAAGAGGTGCAAAGGGTAGCCAATCCCGAAAGCACCGCAGGAGTCCCCTGCGCGGAGCAACTCTCCGGTCTTTGGAAAGAGTGAGGTTAACCAGATTGACCGGCGCCCCCATGCGAACTGTACGCACGGGGGCGTTTTTTTTAATGTCCAGGAGTACCCGGGCCTGGAGCTCTGCTTGCAGAGAATAGTACGGGATTATGATAACCACCCACGGGAAGGAGAAACACCATGGGTGACGTTGTCAAAGAGGCCGTTCGGATCATTATCCGGACGGGCTCGTAGAGACTTCCCGCGCCGAGCGGTCAACAATCGGCGCGGGTAGAGACTTCCCGCGCCGAGCGGTCAACAATCGGCGCGGGAACTCGTCTGCAGTCCAGGAGACCCTGAGCGTGCTGTTGCGCGAGCAGGTGAGGTTCGACACCTTATGCGGACATTGTGTGCTCCACGGTGGAGTACATATTAACCAGGGTGCCCTTGGGTGCCCGTATTTGAGCCCGGATTAGATTCGGGCGAAGGAGGACATCATGTCCAATCTTCAAACTTCCGCGCGCACCAACACCAACACCACCGCCAGCGCCAGCGCCGCGACGGCGGCGTTCCTGTTAGAGATGGCCGAGGAGTGGGGCTCGGCCAACCCGCGAGCGGTCGCGAGGTGGTCTAGGCCCCTCGCGGCCCCCGAGGTCGATCGGCCCAAGAGGCCGATGACAGAAAGGAGGTACGTCGCGGCCGTCCGCGACGTCCTCCGAAATCTCCGCCGCGATGCGGAGTTCTCGGGGGACGACGCAAAGGCCGGTTATTACGACGGCCTGGCGGGCGAGGACGCCAGGCTGATCATCGGCCTGGGCCTCAACCACATCCGGCCCCTTGACTGGGGTCGGATGGATCGGCGAGTCGACGGGGCGCTCGCCGAGTGGCATCGGCTGATGCCCCGATCTGGGGTTGTTGGGTCGACCAACAACCTCGACCCCGAGTTCTTATTTGCCCTCTACAGGGCGAAATGGACGCGGGGACTCCCGACGCCCGTCGGGGAGAAGCATTGGATTGACCTCGGGTCGGTCCAGTGGTTCCTCCAGAGGGCGTTCCGCCAACGCGACTGGCGGACCTTCCTCTGGATCTGGCGGAATCCAGAGGAGGCGGCGTTCGTCGGAGACCGTTCCTACGGGAACCTCCGGCGAGTCGCCAAGGGCGGCCTCCGCATGAGGTGGGCAATCCGCTTCATGCGGAACCGCGCTCGGCACGAGCACGGTGGATGCACCTCCTGGCTACAGAGCCAGGAGGTGCACTGGGAGGCCACCCTGGAGGAAATCCAGAGGGCCAGGGAGGCCCTCTGGGTCGAACTTGCTCGCCTTCTGCGTGGCGACGACTTCTGGGAGGTCGTCGCGCCAAAGAAGGCGACGTGGATCCGCTACCACCGGCGGATCCCAACCGGCGAACTCGGAGACTTCCTCGTCCGGGAGGTCCCCAAGTCGGAGATCAAGAACCTCGTGTGGAAGAAGTTCCACGAGGTGTTCCGGCATCTCCAAGACTTGGGGCTCCACCTGGAGGACGCCGCTAAGGGAGCCATTGCGCTCATCGGCGTCTTCGGTCCACGTTGGAAGACGTGGCTCCAGAGAATGGAGGCTCGGCACGTTGGCGCTCACAACGCCACGTACTGGCTCCCTGCGGCCACGCAGCCCGATCTGGGCGCGTGGTTGCTGCGTCACCTGGAGACCAACCAGGAGACGCTCCGGCTTGTGGTGAGCCGGTGGGAGGACCTCTCGGACGAGGACAGGAAACTCCCCACTGCGAAGATCGTCGCCGTGATCCGTGCGTCTGCGTACGGAAGCGAGGCGAGCCTCAACCGCGCTCTTGCCGAAGAGTGCGGCCGGTGGGGAGTCTCCAAGGAGAGGTTCTCGAAGTACGTTCGAAAGTACTCCGGGAGCCTCTCAGGCCTCAAGGAGGAGACCGTCCCTGGCTTTCCGCCGGTCAAGGACGGTGAGCTCACCGCATACCGTCTGGCGCGCGGTGATGTTCGGGGGCTTTTCCTCGGCGAGCACACGAACTGCTGTCAGTCCGTGGGAAACGTTGCCAAGTCATGCGCTTGGCACGGTGCCACGGGCCGCGACGGCGGGTTCGTGGTCGTCGAGCGCCAAGGCCAGATTGTGGCTCAGAGCTACGTCTGGCGCGACGGAGCTCACCTGGTGTTCGACTCGCTCGAATGCCTTGGTGAGCGGAAGAAGTTCCGCCCGATCATGCTGGCGGCGGCCAGGGAGATGGTCGGGCGACTCGGCGTCGGAGGCGTGTACGCCGGCGACGGATACGGCACGTCGGATGAACGGATTCGGAATCCGTTCATCCACAAGGCGATGTACAGTGCGGACTCGGAGATGGTCCGCCTTGTCGCTGGAAAGGCGGTGAAATAATTAACCTGGAGCATCGATACCAGCACTGCTCCCGTTCATATACAACCGCGTTCCGAGCACAGAGCTGCACGGTCCGGAACGCAAACTCGCATGTGCAGCAGAAAGGAGGCCCACATGGCTTCCAAAACAGGAGGGGGGCTCAAGCCCCTCCCCGGCGTTGGCGTTAAGGCGCCGCGCCGGAACAAGCCTCGCGAGCGCGCGATGGCGAGCGAAGTGCGCTCGCGAGGCAATGCCTTGCCCGGGGAAACCCGATCCCGCATGACGGGATTCCCCGGGCTTGTTGGGGCTCGAGTCGACTTCGAGCCCCAACTCATCGTCGCCGTCGGGGCGGCGGGTTCTGGACGACTGGCGTGGACGAACGCCGTCGTCGGGACCTGGCCGTCCCGACGGGAAGACTCTCGGGGCGCGTTGATCGTGGCGCGCCCCACAGATTTCTTCTCCGCGGAGGGCATCAAATACTCCGGGGAGAAGATGCGCGAGGCAGGCCAGTGGGCCTTGCGCGCAGTGATCGAGGGCGCGCGAGTCGGCCGCGACGTCCTCGCCGACGGTGGGACGGGAGCGTTCTCCGCGCTCTCGCCCATCGTTGAGATCGGCCTCGCGTATGGCCTGTCCATACGCGTGGTCATCTTCGTCTCTGACGTCCGCACGTGCTCGTCCCGCGTGCGGACGTCAGATCGGGTCCTCGACCGCCAAGTGCGGCGTGTCGAGCGCCTTGTGGAGACCTGGCCAGGCTTCTGGCCAACTCCCGAGGTCCTCGACGTCCGCGAAGGCGGCGAGGACCTGAGACGCCTCCAGCAGTGGGGCGTCGACATCTAAGCTGTTCACTCCGCCAGCCCACCGGAGTCTAAATATAGTGGGCAACCCACCGGGCGAGCACCATCCAAGGTGTTCGCCTTTTTTTACTATCGGAGAAAGATACCGATCAAGGAGAACGACCATGAACAACGCCAAGTCCTTCAAGCTCAAAGAGTTCAAGGTGGGCTGGCGAAACAACCCTTTGGTCATAAACGCCTGGGGTGGCGGGCACACGCATGAGACGGACCCCACACGCAAGGGGTGGCGCATCCAACCGGTCAAGGAGAACCGAAAGGGAGCCATTCTTTTCGGTCGGCCCGGGAAGCTCGGATGCTTTTCCGTGGTCTCCCTGTCGGATGGCGAGCTCGATGTCGCCATGTACGACGGGAAGCCCGAGGACGTTGCGGATTACCTGCGAACCGGACAGCACTGTGAAGGTTCGTGGGACCCCGACTACCACGAGGCAAAGAACATCTCCGGATGGGCTATTGAGTTCGTCCAGGAGATCGAGAGCCGTGAGAAAAACGGATGGTTCGAGGACGTAGACATCAATAATCATTGCGCACTTGTTTAGCCATCATCAATTCGCATTAAATATGGCATAAGATATCTATAGAAAACAAATACTTACATACGATTTAAGAATCAATACAAATCAATACAAATCAATCAATAGATTATCAGCTCCATGGCAACCGGGCCCATGGGTCAACGCTGAACTTTGCCCGGAATGCACCCACTTAGATTGGGTGACAAGGAGACGTTGTGGAAAAGAACGTCAAGACAGTTATGGAGATCGGAATCGGCATCCTCACGGACGACTCTGCAAACATGGAGTCCGTTAAGAACCTAAGGGACTCTTCAAGCAGGCTAACCACGGACTGGCCATGGGACTGTTCGGTCTACCTCTCCGAAATGATGAGATCCATCGAGCTCCTATTGGCACTCGTGTTCGATGAACACGGAGAAGACCGAGACAATGATGTCACTGTCATTGTCTCGAAATCGTTCGATGCCATGGCCATACGCGCCGCCGCCAGTTTCCTCGTTGCCAACGCGCGCCGCCAAGGGTTCTCGGGGAAGAATGTCGATCACGCTGAAAAGGTGATCGCCATGTCGAACACAATCATCAGCGGAGCCAAGTTGATTAGCATCGAAGCGGAAAAGGAGGGGGTTTCCACGAGATGGTCCGAACTCGGAAGCTGGAAGAAAAAGTTCCTCGACTTCTCCAACTCCCCCCACGAGGAGCTCCGAAAATTCAGCAAGCTCCTGAAAGGAGAACGGAAATGAAACGCATTATCACACATGGTCGCAAGGCTCACCGTGATGACTTCCTGGCCGTGGCGCTCGCCCTGGCCATCTACGGGGTCATGCCGGTTTTCCGCCGGGACCCCACGGAAGAGGAGCTGGACGACCCCGAGGTTCTCGTGCTCGATGTCGGGGGACAACACAACCCTGAACGCAACAACTTCGACCACCACCAATTCCACAAGTCGCACGAGCCCGAGTGCGCGCTCTCCCTGTTCGTGCGCGCACAAGACCTCGAGGACGACTTCAAGCTGAGGCCCTGGTGGGAGTTCACCGTGGTCAAGGATGCCCAGGGTCCCAGAGCGGCAGCGAAGACTTTGGGTCTGGATTCCCTGCACGTGGGTCTCCAGAGTCCTGTGGAGAGCATCCTGCTTCATATGTTCTCCGGGAAGACATGGCTCAGCATCGAAATCACGGAGCTTATGAAAATGTTTGGCAAAGAGCTCCTCGAGTACACCAAACGGTACGCTCAAGATTACCGCGAGGTCCGTAGCCTCGTGGATATCCAGGAGATCGGAGGGGAGAAAACATTGGTAGCTCATAGGAGCACGGGGGGAACAATGAACGGTATCCTCGGGAGATACCATGAGCTCGAGCATCCCGACGCAGTGCTCAGCATATCCCCGAGCCCCGATAAAGGTGCCTCGTGGGCCATCTACCGGTTCGACAGAGCAGATGTCGATCTCTCTCATCTTGAGGGAAATAGCGATATCAAGTTTGCCCACCGAAGTGGGCATCTGGCTATTCTCAGGAACGGCCTAAAACTTCAACGAGCCATCGATCTCGCCGAGCTCGCCATCATCTGGGATCGACAATGAACCCGGAGCGACGGCGACGAGAGTACGGAAATGCTCACGTGGCATGGTTACACACGGATACCATGTCACTACCGCTTCTCACCGCGTTCATCGGTGAGAAGAACAAGGAAATTTCCCCCCTGCAACTCAAGGAGGTTCTCAGGGGGCAACCTCCAAGCGTTCCGGGAGACAAGTTCCTCTGGCAGATATCCATGCTCGTCGAGCACGAGAACCAGACAGAGGAATTTCTGGAGAGCGAAAACTCCACTTTCTGGAGCACCATGTTCCAGTCTGTCTTGACAGCCCTGGGTAGCACCTTGGCCGCAAGTGACACCCCGAAGTCCATGCTTAACCACGTGGCGGCCATGCATGTTCACAACACGCACATGAACTACATGGTTCGCAAGAGCGGCGGGCAGACGTTCATGCTCTCCCAGGGTCTCACTGACCGACTCATGCTCACGGACGTCGGGCACGCCGACGTAGCGGACGTCCACCTTCCGTTCGACGCCTTTATCCTCCAGATTCCCCGGGGGATGTTCCAAATCCGCGACGAGCGAACAGAAGAGCACGAGGTTGATTCGGTTCTGGTCTGCAAAGGCCATAGGCTCGACGGAGAGCGAAAGATCTCACTCCTCATTGGCGGCGCAGAAAACGAGAACAGCGTAAACATCGGGGATGAGGCCGTGTTCTACTCAAACGTTCTCATGGACAGCGGGACAATCCACGAGAACATTGAGAGGGGTATCGACGAGTTCCAGGACGTCCCAGGTAACTACACAGCAGAGGAGGTTCTCAAAAACCTGAGGTCCGGTGAGGTCTCCGGACCGGACTCGTACAGGAAGATCGTGAACTTCGTACTCGCCTCCATCCTGTACATCACGGATTTCCCCGAGGACCGCAAGAGGTACCTCGGAGACGAAATTGAAGCACTTGAAGAACGCCTGAAAAGAAAAGGCGGGAAGGGAAGAAAGAACGCGAAGGCAAAGCTTCGCAGGCTCCAGAGAAAATCCCACGCAGTGCAAATCGTGGGTGCGGACATCGAGGTGGACTCAAAAATGACGGAGGCTGCCCGTGAGTCCGTTCGTGAAATTAAGGTGTCCTCGTACGTTCGGGGACACCGGAAAATGCAACCCTACGGTCCAGAGCGTTCATTCAGGAAACCGATCTGGGTCCAACCATACTGGCGCAACCTCGGCAATGAGCCGGTGAAGCGTCCATATCACGTCCAAAAGTAGGAGAAAAACCATGTTAAACGGAATCAATCTCGACGCATCCGCCATTCACGACATATTTCACCAAGGCGACTATGAGACAGTTCGTCGAATCGCCATTCCGGCAATGGCGTATGTGAGCTTCGTTGAGGGCATGTCCCACGACGCAGCTCAAGAGGTTCGCGAATCCTTCACAGAGGTCCTCGAGAAGACCAACGGAGCGAAGCTTCTTGAGGATCTGCGAGAGTTCTTCTTCGAGACCGCGAAGCTCGTGGAAAGCCAAGAGCTTCACCCGGACAGCGGGTTGTTAACGAAGATCAACGCGATCATCAATATCGCGATGCTCGTAAACCGCGGGCTCAACCTCATGCTCAACGCGGTGCTCAATGTTGAGCAAAGCGTGGACAAGGTGGTGAAGCTCGAGCGCCTCATGGGCTACCACGGGAAAGCCCTGGAATTCACGGACATGACCATGAGCTTGATCGTCTCCTCCCAGCTACTCACCAGGTGGGACAAGGCTGTTCTCACCAACCCGATCGATGAGGAGCCCGAGCCGGACCTCAAGCCCGAGCCCGAGCCCGAGCCCGAGCCCGAGCCAGACCTCGACGGAATTATCAGGGCTATTCGAAGTGCCGGGGGGACCGTTGTCGAATCCGAGGACAACAAGGAGGTCTTGCTGCAATTCAGTAGAAACTTGTTTCATCGCCTTGTGGCCATCGACAGGTTCGAGATTCCGAATGTCACCGCCCGCGGGAATGGTCTCGGGGAGCTCTCCCTGGAATCCAAAGATCACGGGGTGAAGGTCATCATCTCCGATGACCAGGTGAAGATCCACATCCATCACCGCGGCAACTGATGGAGGTCATTATCCTCATGGGCATACGGGGTTCCGGGAAAACATCGTATGCCCAATCAAAGTTTCCCAAACACCTAAGGTGTTCCGCAGACGAGTGGTTCACTGACCGGCACGGAAAGTACAAGTTCCTCGAAGACCAGTTGCCCATCGCGAATGGGTACTGCTTCAGGAAATACTCACTGTCCGTGGGCCGAATGGATCTCGTTGTTGACAATCCAAACACCCGCCTATGGGAGGTTTCCCCGTACATCGCGTTGGCCGAGAGCTACTCGACCTTCGTGAAAGTCGTGTTCCTCGATGTCCCCCTGGAGCTTGCGCTGAAAAAAGCGGCGCATCTCCCAGAGCAGATCATCCGGGACCAACACGAACAAATACAACAGTCCGTGGACGCATGGCCCGCGGAATTTCCGACACTCGAAATGGTGTCAACAGGAGAATGAAATGCCAAAAACAAACACAAACACAGACAAAAAATCTCTCGTCGCCTCGCTGCTCGGGGCATCATTGCTCGCCCTCGGTGCATCCGTCTACGGCATCTACCGCCTTAAGAAGGACAACGAGAAGCAGGTGAAGAAGTTCGTCAAGGACTACGACCGGCTCAGCGATGAACTCTCGCGGGTGGACATGGGGCGCAACGAGCTCCGCGACGAAGTCCGGGACCTCCGACATTTGCTCGACAACGAGCGCCACCTGACCATAGGGGAATTGACAGACAAGATGTCGAACCTCGTTCTCCAGATGGAAGTGGAGAACGAGGTCTCCGAGAAGCGTCAAAAGGTCAAGGGCAAGATCTTGGAGTTCGTCTCCAAGATGAGCACCAAGTAGACAGCTAGACCACGTCCTACATGAAGAGCGTTAACCACACGCTCTTCTTTAGCTATCAGTATCTCCCTTGGGAAATCATCCCCGCCAAGCGAGAGTAGATCTGAGAGTGCATGGCGTCATCGGGCTGGTCGATGGGGTGATCGTAATACATGGTCTTCTGGCGCTCGTTGTAGTCGATGTACACGCCAAGCGTGTCCTTTGCGAACCTCGCGTACTCCTCCCATCTCGCGTACATGATCTGTTGATGCTTGAGGGCATCGATGTAGTTAGAGATCGCCATGGAACGGTTGACCTTGAAGTTGAAGGCCAGGTCGTCCCATTTGATGCGCTCGCGCATCTTCCCCACGTAGTTGAATTCCATCACGCGCTGACGACCAAGCTTATTGATCAGATGGCTATTCATCCCCCAGCCATGACCATAGTCGACGCCCAAGATTTTCACGTTGAACCGGTGGAACAGGCGAACGATGTCCTCCTTGACGAACTCCGGGTCAATCTCGGCCCCCTCATACTTTTTGATAAAAAACGGCCAGAAGAGGTCTTCATCGAGAAAAGTCCCGATCGTTAGGACCGTGAAGGATGCATGCCGCTTCTTCCCCCCGACAACCTTGCCCTCGGACCGACCCTCTCCCCAGTCGACACCGCCAAAGTTGTCACGTCCGAGGAGCTCGCGGTACGGCTCGAGAATAAGGTGCTCCGAGTCGATTCCGCTCTTCTTGTTGATAGGCCAGCAGCACTGCATGATTTCCGTCTGAGTAACAGGCTTCGATGCTTGGTCGTGGCTCTCCCCGAGGACCTCGTTATAAAAGACGGCTGGAGGCCAGTTGTCTCGCTTCCAGACAATGTCCTTTTTCCAGCGATCCCCGCCTTGCTTCCAGGGGACCATAAGCTGCGTAACATGGAATCCCGTGTACTCACCGCCCGGGTTGGTGACCACCCATCGACCTTCTTCGGGATGAATCCTGTTGCCGCACTTTCCGCAGATAAGTCCATCGTTCCCGATGTTATCGAGGCCCAGGACGTTCCAGTGGATTGGTGTGTGCATATTGCAGGGAATGGCCCACTCCATCTGGGTCGACCACTGCCAATACTCCTCGATGGTGTTGTCCAGCGTCTTGGGCGTTCCCGCGTAGAGTTCGTATGCGTACTCAGAGAAGCTCAGAGACTCCGCAATGACTTTGACGTTGTCCTTGAGTATGTCCTGTATCTCATCCAGGTAAAGCCTGTCAGCGGGGATACCACGCGCTCTGTCAGCGGACAGGAAGGCATAACGGAGGAAAATGTGCGCGGCGTTCGTGAACGTCTTCTCGTAGACCTGGTCAATGCACTTCTTGTCCGTGAAGTGGTCGTGAACGATCGGAGAGTCATTGATAGTCGGCGTCAGCTTCTCATTGGAAAACTGGCGGGTCTGCATTGAGCTCGGGCTCACATACAAGGTCCTGAATGCCTCGTAGACAATGGACTCGGCCACCATGAGGTTGGCCAACGTGGTCGACTTGGCTACCTGCCTTCCACACTTGAGGATGGTGAGCTGCGTGCTCGAGTCATAGACGGGGAGGAAGAACCTGTGCTGATCTAATCTTAAAGGCTTCCTACGGTGCACCAGGAGGGCCTGAGCCACGCTTGACCTTGTAGCGCTGATGATCGTCTTCTTCTTCCCCTTGTGCCTCCCAGTCCCGTGTATGACCTTCCTGCGAGCAGGAAACTTCCTCCCATCATCTTTTTTGTCAAATTCGGACTGATCTTGTAAACTCATTTCCATTACTTTCCGTTTTTTTTTGTAATGTAGCTACGTCAAAAAATATATAAGCCTTCCAGTCTCAGATCTTTTCCACAGACACTCTCTCTCGTAGAAAACGCTCAGAAAACCAAACCTTATATATTTTTTTGATTTTCGTTGAAATCATTGAACAACTACATATTCCGACATGTAGCATATGTGTTCCATCTTACCTAAAAAGAGATGAAAGCAAGTGCTCACAACAGTAAAAAGTGAATACCCCCTAAAGTGGTATACTTTCAGTTCTCGGTGTCGGATAGTTCTTCCAATGTGGGGAACTGTGGTTCTGTAAAGTCGAACCGTAACTGCAACTCCTCATCGAGATCCATGTCCGAGTCATTGGTGAACCGAACCTTCTTCTCTCCGGCAACCATGGCCATGGTCGCCCATCGTTGAGCCATTGGGTCCATTAGCGGGACGTCGACGAGGTTCTTGAACTTGTAGTAAGAGCTCACCATGATGTCGTTCAGGATGGCCTCGTAGCTGATCGACGGGGTAACCCCTAACGTTTGCTCAATGAACTCCCTGGAGCCCCCCTCGCGCCCTATGAGGAGCTTGTTTCGCTCCTCCGGGGATACCCCCCTAAGAAGACCCCTCCAGTCCCGTGGGCTCATCTTCTTGAAGTTGAAGAAGTAGGCCTGCCCCCGCGTTATGACATCATGGTCGATCACCCGGCTGAATCTGGTGAGAAACGTTGACACGATGTCATCGTGGTCAAAGTCCCTCATCAGCAACAAGGACATGGCTGTCCGGTAGCGTGGGTCTGAGAAGATATCAAACGCGTCTTGAAGCGCCTTTGAATCAGTCGTGAGGACCCTGTGGGATGTTTTTATGAACTCCGGCTGGAGCTCCCACATCTCCCTGATTCCGTGGGATTCGGTCCAGTCGATGAAAGCCTTCTTGGAAGCTATCTTGTCTGACTTGGATTTGAAGTAGGATCGAACGGCGGGGGGAAGGTTTCCGGAGAAGAGATTCTTGGACAGAAGTTCATTCTCTGTTAGTTCCGGAAGTCCAAGGCTTTGTAGTGTCCCGTTGACATCGGCCTTTCTCGTAATGAGAAACGATATGAACAGGTCGTATGGGTAACGCATAGTAAGAATATTTTACCATATTCTACTAGTTGTCCACCCGGTCCATATGAAGTCCAATTCTCTTCAGTCCATCGATCACCTTGACGATCTCCCTGATGGCCGTCTTAGAAGAGCTTTCAGGGATATTGTTCATTCCGAGTCGTGAGGCAATCAGAAGCTTCGACAGGGCGCTCACCGTGCTCTTAAGTTTTGGTATGTACTTGATGAGCTTTCCTACGTTCTCCGGGTTGATGAAACCGAGGGAGAGAATGGCGTCAACCGTGTCGGCATCATCGAGGGCGGATGCCTCCTTGACCAGGTTTACACGGAGCGACCTGACGGCTTTGTCGAAAAGGGATGGTCCCTTCTCCGAGGCCACCTTGGGGAACTCAAGGCCGTGGACTCTTCGAGTTCCGTTCTGCGGGATATCCAGGACATCGCCAATCCTTCCAAGGGGACAACCGAATGAGGCGAGAACGAACTTTGCGTCCTCGATACCGAGAGCATCGAAATCCATCTCAACGCCATTGACGGATTTGTAGGCGTCGAGTCCAGCGGCCTTAAAGATATACGACCCGTTGCTCTTCATGACACTCAGGGGATTTGCACTCATTCTCCCAGATGCGAACTTGGCATGCTCGTCGGCCGATGTCGCAATAGCCTTCTCCGGGAAGAGCTCGATGAACTTCATCTTTTGCGGGACCACGTAGATATTGGACACCGTGGGCATGGTCTTGGTGTCCTTGATCTTCGTGATGCCCTCGGCGACCGGGGAGAATGTGATCGCCGCGTCATTCCCCTTGAAGTCCTTGATCTTCAGGACCTCGTTGCTTTCCCCGAACACCGTGGATGCGATGACCCTGAAGGGCTCCGTGGACAACGCTTGGCCTTTATCGTTGATGTGCACGAGGATGCCCATCTTGCCGGGCTCCGGGCGAGTTTTGGGGAGTTCAAACTCGTCATCAGGCTGTGGCATACCAAAGATGTCCGGCTTGATCGAGGACATGGAGCGACCCGCAAACACTTTGATGCTCGAGGGTTTTCCATCAAGCGTCACCACGTTCGGGAACACGAAACCCGTGCTTGACACGCCACCTGCATCACGGACCTTGTAGAGACCGAACTTCTTTGCACTCACGGGGGCGAACTGGTCTTCTTTCGTGTCGAATAGGAGAACTTCCCCGTGAAGCCCAAGGCGGGTCTTAACGTCCGTGCTCCGCTTCTCGTCAGTCTTCTCGGATGGATGCTTGAGCATCACCTCCCCGTTATGATCAACGCGGCTCACGGCGTTCTGCTCAGCGTCCGCTGGTCCGACAACCGAGGCCACGAATTGGCGCATTGTCGGACGGTTCACGGTGCTCATGACCGGGTCGTACACGCCCTCGGGGTTTCCGAGGATGTTGTACTGGTTCCTCCCGAGCTTGCGAACCTGGATGACTGATTTTTTGGACGGACGACCCTTGGGCTTATCCTTTCCGGCAATCTTAGAGAGCGCGCTGAAGACGTGGTACGTGCCGTTCCGGTGAGACGAGGCAAGAATCTCTTCTGAGCCCGCTGTCTTCCTGAACTCGTCAGCGTCGTCACTCCAGATGCTTGTCACGATCTGTTGAAGAATTGAGTGATCATCGGAGGACTGGACATATCGCCCGCCGGCCATAGGGGGGAGCGTGCTGTTGTTTGATCCGGCGCCAAACGACGATGCCCCGTCCGTTCTCGAGATGAGCTCCTCGGAAATCCCTCCCCCTGAAAAGATCTCGGAGATCGTATTAGAGTTCAATGGGTACGCGTGGGCTCCGGACAGAACGGTATCCAGCGGAGCAAGGTGCCACTGCTTAATGATCACAGGGATACCCACGGAGTCCTTTCCGGACCTGAGAACAACGGAGCCGACCCCATACCCCTTGCTGTCGTCGACCTTCTGCCAGTGGATCGATGGCTTGACGCCGAGCTCCACGGGGAGAACGGACGCGAGGATCCCGAGAATCTGCTCATCCCATTCGTTCACGTTGTCCGATAGCTTGTGATGGTGGGATTGTTGGAACGTCTGGTCTGTCGAAAAGATAATCTCAATGCCCATGATGGCTCCTATTCAATAACTGCAGCCGGGATCGGCGTCGTCTTTTGTGTGGAAAAGAAATCTGAGAGGATGGCCTCTTTGATGGGTCCCATTGGCGTAAGGAAGGTTGTTTGCGCCGCCGTGAGGCTTGCAATGGACTTTCCTAGTACGGCAGCTACGGGGGCTCCTGCGGCCGTCATGGCGTTCGCAAGAATCAATATGGCTGCATTGTTCTGTGGTGGAGTTGGTGTCGCTGCTGCACTAGTTGCTCCGCCCCCCGCTGCTGTAAGTGCTGCCGTGTACGCCGTGAGTGCTGTCCTGATGGATGTCATTTCCTGGATGAGCTGCTTTGTGAGCGCAACAAGCTTGTTTCCGAGGACGACTGGTTCATCCGACATGTCACCGAAGTTGATGCTATGAACATTGTCAACATACCAGTTTCCGGACTCATCGATATCCCAGGAGAACTCTCGAGTTCCCGTTGCCACGCCACCGGCCGTAACGAGCTTTTCTACCGCGAACCTATGGACCGTGGACCCGTCAACCTTTCCGTTTTTGACAACAACTTCCGTTCTTGACGGACCCACCTTGTTTTTGAATGTCTCTTCCGTGAGAGCATCCATGTTAACGCCGGCCTTTGTGGCCGTCCTTCCCGATTCTATACGATATGCATCAGTGAACGCTAGAAGGGTCTGGCTTTTTTGAATGATTCTCTCACCGTGCGGGTGGAGCGTGATTCCCGTAGCCCCCGTCGATCTGATGCGCACCACGCCCCCTCGTGTCACGGTAACCTCTCCGGTGACCGTGTCGTCATCAAGGGAATGCGGCCTCAGTTGGGCATCGCCCTCCGTTCCGATCGTTGTGGACTTGTCGTTCTCGGGTTCCCCGTCGTCCTTCCACGCATCTGTTACGGGGCGAACTCTTCCGAGGAGATACCCTTCGGCGTTGTACACGACGACAAACACGGCGATCCCCTTGGGGAACACGCTCTCTCCAACGCTTGAGACAGCCCTGCACGCAATAATTCTGTTGTCGTGAAGGGCAACCTTGTAGTTCCCGTTCTTCATGACCTGACGGATCACGCCCTCTCCGACGTAGATTCCATCCTCTTTGTACAGGTCGGACATGATAACCGACGGGCTCTCCGAGTGACTCATATCCCCGAATAACGGGCTCTCCGACATGCTCATGTCTTGGGTCCTTTTTGTGCCATAAGAGAACTATTGTAGGGCGCATTTAGCGCAAAATCTAAAGGAGAAGTCATGCAAGGCATTTTAGCACCTGTGGCAGAGTTAGTCAGTGACCAGAGGGAGACGATTGAGGTCGAGGTTGAGAGCGACAGTCTCATACCGAGCTTTACCGAGGATGCCGGAGATAGGAAGTTCTGGTTGACGTATGGGGACGACACGTATCCCGTCCTCAAAAAAGGATGGACAAGCTGGTCCTCCAAAGTCCTCAGACCCGAGTCGAGCAAGGGCAAAGAAAGAAGTCAATGGAGTGACGGGACCATTAGGAAGTTCCTGGACATGACACCCGTTGACCAGGCCAACAAAGTTGTTCGATCATGGTGGGAGGGGATGCCCCCAGAGACTTGGCATCTCATTAAGTATGTTGACAATGGATCGCGGGGAGACATCAGGTTCGTGGGAAGCAAGTCATATAAGCTATTTACGAACAAGATGTTCCTTGAGTCGCTGGATGCGGCAAACCTGTCAGACATGATTATTCGCCACAACTCAATTGGCGAAAACGGTCTCTCACTCCGCGTCACGGAAAAGAAATCCATGTTTCCAGGAAAGGTTGACAAGGATGAGCAGAACGGAAGCTATGAGATATCGATCAGACACCTAATCTATGATCTCATCTGCACCAATGGTCTCATGATTATGTTCGGGAAGAACAACATGATTCGACAACGACACATCAACTTTGACATCAACAAGCTCTACGAGAAGATCGGTGCAGTGTCGGAGGGTTTGGCAAAGTTTCATGAGCTGTCGATGAAGATATTGGATGACATTATTCACATGGTTCCGATGTCAATCCACGAAGTCGATGCGGTCATGAGCATGCTTGAGAAAAAGTACGGGGCGACAAAGAGTTTCGTCAATAAAATCTCAGAATCCCTCAAAGATGGACCAAAGAATGTCTGGTCACTCATTTCCGACATCACGTACGCGGCAAGAAATCTTCCACTGGTGGATCGAATGCGGTATGAATCCAACGCTGGAAAAATCATGTTCGACATTGCGAAACGAACGCATCACAAGTTCTTGAAGGCGAGGGAATAATGTCAGACGGCGTGAACAAGGTCATTCTCCTTGGAAACCTTGGAGGTGACCCAGAGCTCCGTGAGACCAAGAGCGGAATATCTGTCTGCAACTTCAGGGTTGCCACGAACACAAGACACGGGCGAGACGACAAGAGGAGGACCCACACCGAGTGGCATAGCGTCGTCGCCTGGGGAAGAATTGCGGAAATGTGCGCCGAAGACCTCGTTTCGGGGTCCAAGGTCTATATTGATGGGCATCTCCAGACCAAGAAATGGGAAGACAAAAGTGGGTCTGTGAGATTCAAAACAGAGGTTGTCGTGGACACGGTTGTGTTCCTTGACGATCACAGAAACTCAGAGGAGAAAGACGATGTTGAATAAGGTTCAGTTGATCGGAAATCTTGGTGCGGACCCGGAACTCAGGTCCACCGCAAGGGGAACCTCGGTGTGCAACGTCAACCTGGCGACGAGCCGCGTCTGGTACGACGACGACAAGGAGAAGCACGAGGAGACCGAGTGGCACAAGATCGTGATCTGGGGGAAACAGGCGGAGACTGTGAACCAGTACATGTCCAAGGGCTCCAAGATGTACGTTGAGGGTCGTCTGCAGACGCGCAAGTGGGAGGACAAAGAAGGAAATAACCGGTACACGACGGAGATCGTGGCGGAGCGTACGCTGTTCTTGGATTCCAAGGGCTCCGGAGGAGGCGGTTCCAAATCCCGCGACACCCCGCCGCCCATTGGCGATGATCAACTCCCCTTCTAGGTGACGCGGTGAGCAGGGGAGGTTGATACGCCTCCCCTGCTCACTATGGAGTTTATACATGTACAGGAAAAACGATCTCAATTATACAGACAAGGTGTCTGATATACTTGGTACTGTAAAAGACACCAACATGATGGTGAGGCATAATCACATCCTCACGCCAGTGTTTGATCTTATAAAATGGACCGTAACCGGTGCCATGGGTGCTTCCGTTGTGGTGTTTTTGATCATGTCCATCGAAAGGTGCAACTTAAAGAGCGTCCAAGAATGCGCATACAAGTGCTCAAAGATATCCTCCAAGAAGGGATCTCCATATCGCGTCATGTTGATAAACGAATCCAGGAGGGGTTGCTGGTGTAGGTCTGACAACAAGAGCGAGACCATATTGCCCGAGGAGAATTGATCAAGATGGGAAGCCAATCAAAGATATCCTGGACGGACGCCACATGGAATACTGTTCGAGGTTGCTCCAAGGTTAGCAGGGGCTGCGAGAATTGCTACGCGGCGAGAATAGCCCACCGGTTCTCCGGTGAGGGCCAGCCGTACCATGGATACGTCAAGGATGAGATAGCCTGGGGAAAGCCGTATCCAACATGGAGTGGTCTGGTGTCTCCGATTGAGGACAAGCTTGAGGAGCCCCTCCGGTGGAAGCGTCCGAGAATGGTGTTCGTGAACAGCATGTCCGACACGTTTCATCCAAACGTTCCGTTCGTGTTCGTCGACAAGATAATGGACACGATCCGCCGGAGCCCCGCACACACGTTCCAGGTACTCACCAAGCGCGCGGACAGGATGCGTCACTATTTCGCGAGCAGGCCGAATATCCCGGACAACCTATGGATCGGTGTGACCGCGGAGGACAATGACACGTACGAAAGGAGAGTTCCGTTTCTCATGGAGATCGAGGCTCCCGTGAAATTCGTATCCATGGAGCCCCTCCTTGGTCTGATCGACATGGACAGATCTCAGATGAGGCCGGACTGGGTGATTGTTGGCGGTGAGTCCGGACCGCACGCGCGTCCCATGCACCCGGACTGGGCAATAGGCGTTCTGAAGTCATGCAATCTCATGGGCATCCCTTTCTTTTTCAAGCAATGGGGCGCCTGGAAGCCAGTCGACTGGGATCCAGACAATCCGAGCCCGTCAAAGGCCAATGAGCGATATGTCAGCATTAAGGGCGGTAGCGGGTTTCACGGTTCAAGGGTTGTCAAGGTCGCAAAGTCCACTCCAAAGAAGAACGGGAACTGCTTGATTCTAGGAAAAACATACGAAGAGTTTCCAAGGGGAAAATAATGGCTGCACCATCACGAAGAAGTTTGAACAACGAAAAGGTATGCGAGAACTGCGGAAAAACCTTCTTGGCCAAGACGGCAATAACGCGGTTTTGCTACGATGACCGATGTCTCCGGGATCGAAACGCAAAACGGAAGAAGGTGTTCAAGGATGGCCTCCTTGCTCCGGCTCCGGCGAAGATGAAGATGAAGAAAAGAGATCTCAAGGAGTGGAACAAGAACTTTCCGATTGGCACCCGTGTCATTCTAACGAAGGACACGGGAGAAGAGGTCCAGACGGTAATTCGGTCCAAGGGATGGCTGCTGGGGAATGGAATGCCGCTTGTTCTCGTGGATGGGATTCGCGGAGGATACTCAATTTCGAGGATTAGGAAGGACAATCAGAATGCAAGTTAAGCTCAAGAAGGGTATCCCCCAAAAGTCCTATGGGCGAATGTCCTACAGGAAGCTCAGGGAGAGGGCATCGCAACAGCTTGCCAGCCTCTCGATGCAGCTTCGAGATCTCGTTCTCAAGGACGGTCCCATGGAGGAAGAGGACATCGATGAGAACCTGAGAACCGGGAAGTTCCGGAACAGCATGTTCGTCCACGACGGGTTTACCGTGATGTTCACCGTGGAGAACCACGGGACAAGCGCGTACCAACACCTCTCGGTGTCCAGGAAAGAGCGGTATCCGTCATGGGACGAAATCGTGCTCTTCAGGTCGCTATTCTTCGAGGACGACGACGAGATCGTTCAGGTGATTCCAAAGGAAAGCGATTACGTGAACGTCCACGACAACTGCTTTCACATGTGGCTCGACATCTCGGGGCCACACATGACCTGGCTGAGCTGAAAACTGGGCATAAGAGAAGTATGTATGGGCGGTTTATCCACCACAGTGCACTTGCTAGGACTGTTGTGAATGACCGGACTATCACCTTGGTGATGGCCGCCCTGAAGAAGAGGCAGGACCCCTCTTCGGGAACGCCATCGTCAAGGCCTACACGAGGGGGGTTATCCCCCTCTGTGTTTTAGCTATGCGATCCCTGCCAAGGTGCATCATGGACTTGACGGACTCGTTCTTGCGCGCCAGGACGTCCATGGCCCGACCAATGCGTGTTTTCGACCCGGACAGGACGGGGTCCGCAACGTGCTGTCGGACATACTTGAGCTGCTTGATCACCGGGGCGTGCGGCCCTAAGTAGCGCGCGCCCGCGCCGATCAGACCCCCCGTTATGGCACCGGCTGCGATGGCTTTGACGGGGATATTCTTCCGACGACCCTTACCTGACTTGTATCCCTGGTATCCCCCGGCGACGGCTCCCATGTACGGCGCAGCCTTCAGGGACCCGGAGACCGCCGTGTCAGCGGCAGACAGGGCTTTGAATGGATGCGTAGCCCGGAGGACAGGAACCTTCTCCATCGTGCTACGGACGGTCTGACCATACTTCCTGCCCACATCGTACATGTAGACGGCACTCGGGCTGATGACGGTCCCTATGGCCGTGGAGGCAACGGGTCCGATGGATTTGCCGGTCACGCCATGGCGGAATCCCGTGCTCATCATTTCGTCACCGGCGCGCGCGAGGAACTCTTTGACCTTCGGCGGGGACAGTCTCGTATTGATGAGAATGTGTCCCACGGCATTCGCCGTGAGTTTTCCGCCCAAGAACGCGAGGACGCCGGCCGTCTTTTGAAGTTCGTTGGCAAATCCGTTGAGAAAGTTGTTCATCTAAAGCTTCCTTGTCCCCAGACCGTTGAGTTCCCCGAGCATGTCCTGGTAGAACTTTCTCTTCGATGGGGGTGCCTGCGGTTCCGTCCCAGGTTTTCCTATTTTACTCGTCTTGGGCTTGGGCGGCGAGGTGATCCAGCTCGATCTGGCGCTCTTGACCTTGGATCCCACGGCCTTCTTGGACGCCGTCTTCTCCTGCTTCTTCTCAGCGTAGTCCTTGACGGCTTTGGCTATCATGGGTGCCGTGAGCGCTGGAATGGCGCTGACCACGTAGGTCATGAACGCCGGCAACAGCGTGGCCATGGATTTGATCGCCGCACGGTTTCCCTCGATCGCCCTGATTGCCCTTGTTCCATGGATTGACGCCCTGGCCTCCTCGAGAACGTCCGGAATATGAGGAGCCACCGAAACGAGAGGGGCATACTTGCTCACCGTGTCGTTATCCGACATGGCCATCCCGATTCCCGTTCCCATAAAGGCCGGTCTCGCCACGTCCCTTGCTTTGACGAGCGTGGACAGCGTGGAGATTGGCGATGGAACGTTGTGTCCAACCTCGTGGGCAATTGTCGCCGGGTTCCCGGAGCTCAGGAATATCCTTGGCTTGACGCGTTCGGCGAACTCCGATGTTTCCTTTCCGAAGATTTTCGGGTGGCCTTTCAGCGTCTCAATGGTTTGCCTTGGTATCGTGAGCGACTCTCCGCCAACTACCGTACTGACATGCGGGACATTCAGATACTCCTCGTATTGAAGCTTTCTCGCGAGGGCCTCAAAATCAACGGAGCCAAGCCATCTCCCGATGTCTTTTTTATCGTAAGATCCATGAATCGAATCGATGATATTTGAGAGGGGATCTATGATTGCCCTGGAGGCCCCTGTCTCGCTGGTGGCAACCCCGGACAGCGCTCCGTACATTCTCGGAAGCTGAGACCTGTTGATGTCAGAATTCTCATTGTCGCCCATCAGTATCTGCCCTTCTCTCCGGTTCCGAATTCAGCGCCATATGCAAATGCGGGGACAGGGGAGTATCCGTGAATGTCCGACGTCCAGCCTTCTCCGGCGCCCTGCTGGATTGCCCTAGCAATGTGACCATATCCTAGCTGTGCCATCCAGTCTTTACTGAGAAGCGGAACCTGCTTGATTCCCTCCATGAACGGCTTGTGGACGATGGGCTCCGGGCCGATATGAACCTCGGTGTGACCAAGATTCTTGAGGATATCAGCTACCCTCTTGGTGATCTCGGTTCCCTTTTTGACCGGGCCATAGGACCTGTGAAGTGTTTTCCCAAGGGCTTCACCGAGACCAACTCGCCCGAGCGCCTTCTTGTTAAAAGACTCTGCAAGTGAATAGGGGATCACGTCTCCGAGGGTATAGGGGGAGCTCCCACCGTCGACAACTCTCGTTGTGTTCGAGACGGACTGAACGACTGTCTCGACGTTCTTCTTCAAGATGTTGAACCCCGTGTCCTTGTACGCCGAAACGATCTCGTCAACGAGGTACTTCTGTGCCGGAAGCATTCCCTTGAGGTCCACGAGCTCCCGGGGCTGAATGATTCCATCGGAGATCGGGTCTCCTTTTTTGATGGTTGAGCCGATCTTTACCTTGAGGGAGTTTCCCGGGGAAACAAAGTGCTTGGTTGATCCAATGAACACGTTTTTTCCGCCGGTCATGGCGTTTTCTATCGAGGTAACTTTTCCGTCATGGAGTGAAAGCGTCGCCTTGCCGGCGATAATCTTCGGCATCTTGATCAGTTTGTCGATCTTCTCGAAGCCCGTGACGTTCTTCGAGCCACTGACGCCACCGGAATGCATGGTGTTCAGCGTCATCTGGGTCAGAGGCTCAGTCATCGACTGACCGGCGATGGCCCCGATGTTCGTACCGAGCTCAGGGAACTTGCCCGTGCTGTCCAGGCCATAACAGGATGAGCACACGCCATCGGACAGACCGCAGGTGAGCGGCGATGAACACTTGACCTTCTTGACCTTGTGCTTCCTGAACGTGGTCACCATGTTAGGCGTGACGATGTCTCCCTGGCGGGCAAGGACCTTTCCTCTGGACTTGACGTCCTGAACGAGGACGCGGTCGTTTACGTTCGAGTCGTTGATGTCGAAATCAAGTCCATTGTCCGTGTTGCACTTTTCCTGGGTGACAACAGATCGAACCACGGTGGCCATGAGGTCTTTGTTGAACTCGCCAGGCTTCGAGGTCTGTAGCTGCTTGTCGACAACGCCCTTGCGCGCACCGTACAGGCTGTTCCAGTAATCAGGGAGAGACATTCCCGTCGAGAAAGACCCCTCGATGGCTATGGGAAGCGTGTTCCCGTTGACATCGTCGACGAGCAGCGGTGCGCTGACAATTTGCTTGAGCTGATTCATATCCCCGCGGGCACCGGATTGGACCATCTTGTACAGGTTGTTCCCCTGCTCCCCGAGGTCATGAGCAATCATCACTTTGAGCTTTTTGTCGACTTCCCGGTAAAGCTTCACCTTCTTGTCGTCGCTCATATTCTTGGATGCACGACGCGCATCGTCCAGGAGCTTCTGTCTTCCCTTGATGACCGGCTGAACGTCGTCGATGCTCACCGTGAACCCCCGGGCAAACGCATGCTCATTTCCGAGCTCCGTGAGCTTGTCAACGGTGTTCGCGTATTCTGCGGGGTTGTCGTTGGCGATCTCCGTGAGAAGCTTCTTGATCCCCGATTTATCAAGGAGACCGCTTCGACCGCGGTATTTCTCCGGGAGAACCGCGTCGATCAACATCCTTCCCGCCGTGGTGTTTTTCCCGGCGACCCTGACCATATCCTGGATGTCGATGTCACCCTTCTCGAGTGATGTGCTCAGGGCCTCCGCGTTCTTGAAACTCTTCTTTGTCCTTTTCCCGCTCTTGCTCAGGAAGTAAAGACCTATGGAGGATTCCTGTGACGGTGCCATCATGATCGCACCGGTACCTGGGTTGAACAGGTTGCGGGACGGCAACATCTTCTTGGCTTCTTCGACTGCCTTTGGCATGATGGGAACGTGTACGTGCATAGTGTCCCCGTCAAAGTCCGCATTGAAGCCCTTAACAATGAGCGGTGGAATCTTTATAGCCTTCCCGGCTATGAGCTTGGGGTTGAATGCCATTACATTGAACTTGTGAAGTGATGGAGCTCTATTCAGGAAGATGGGACGCTTGGCCATAACGGCTTCAAGGGCCTTGCGTGCCACGAAGCTCTGGTTCTCGATTTCCTTGTCTGCGTCCGTCGCCTTGTAGCCCTGACCCACGAGCTCGCGCATCACGAATGGTTGGAATATGGTCCACGCCATCTTCTCGGGAATCCCCGCCTCGTCGATTCCAAGCTTGGGCTCGGGAATGATCGTCCCGCGACCCACGAGATCCTGTTCCCGGCGAAGCACATGTTTCTGGAAGAAACCCGTCTTCGATCCTGCCCCCGCGTTTCCCTTGATCTCCTCAATGATCCCCCTGGGGCGTCTCTTCTTCGGATAGTACGTGATTGGATTCGACGAGATACCAGCAACGGCGGCCGCGCCCCTGTAGAGGTCTCTGCGTAGATCACTCTTGGCGTCCTCGGGCATGTACTCGAGCTTGTTGAAGGATCTAAGCTTATCGCTGACGAGCCCAAGATCTCTGTACAGGAAGTTCACGGGAGACGTGTGGAGGTTCCCGTCGGGAAGCGCGTAAATAGGCCGGAAGGCCGGGGGAAGCACGGGGACTCGATTTAGGATGTATGCATTCTGCGGTTTCAGGTTGAGCTTCTTGAGCGCCTCAAGGTAGCGGATGCCCTTGTTGGCGTTGTTGACCGTGGTCATCGACTTGGACTTGCGTGCCGATGTCTTGAAGGTCCTCATGGACTTTTCAACATCGAGCTCGGTCAGAAGCCTCAGGAAAGCATTCCCTCCCGTGAGTCCCTTCTCTTCGTTGATGTCCCCCTGCTCGTCGACGAACATCGAACCGTTCGTGATCCCATCGAATGTCTTCTTGTTGATGCCCAACAGTGATCGAACGGGCGCCTCGAACACGGGGTTAACGATGGGCTCCGCGAGCTCGATGTGAGACCACTTGGTTCCCCTGAGGCCCCCCGTTATGGTCTTGTCCATGAGGCCACCACGGAGTTCCGCGAGGTCCTTGGCTCTCACGAACTGAGGATTCTTGATCTCCCCGTTGCTGAGCTTGGAGATCTCCTTGTCCGTCATGGGCGCTAGTGTGAGCTCGCTGCCGCTTTGCTTGACGTCGACGCCCGCGGCCTTCATGTACGAAATGAACTTGTTGTAGGCGAACGTTGGTTTCGGTGGAGGAAGGATGTCCCCGGTTTTCAGAGCGTACCAGAAGTCATCGTTTCTCGTTGCCTTGTGGGTCGCCATCTCCCGGAGGTTGTGACGAGCACCATGGGCGAGCATCGAGTAGAACATGAGGAGGTCGACGGCTTTCGCCCCGGGCTCCCCGCCCTTGACGGGTTCATTGGTCGACTGGTTGTATTTCCATCCAGCACCCGCACCGCGGGCACTGAACTGGCTCTTCGCCTGCTTTTCGAGCTTCAGAACATACGTTTCTCCAACGGCGACCTGACCGAGCGACTTTCCGGACAGTGGGTCAAGGAGCTCCTCGGTGCCCTTCATTCCATTCTTCTTCAGGAGGTCCTTGATGGTCTTCGTGTAGTTTTCGTTCGAGAAGTTGTTGACGACGTACGTTGAGCCCGTCTTTTTGGCAACCTTCCCCGCGGCGTTCTCGAGAACCTGGCCAATGTTCATTCTCGTCACGATGCCATGCGGGTTGTACATGATGTCGACGGGGGTCCCGTCCTTCTCATGTGGCGCCTGATCGACGGGAATGATCTTTGTGACAATCCCTTTGTTTCCGTAGCGTCCAACGAGCTTGTCACCAATTTTTGCTGGCTCCTCGGTGCGAATGTAGACCTTGGTGTGCTTTCCCTTTCGGACGACGTCGACAACGCGCCCCTTGGTATCGCCTTCCCATTTGATGCTGTCGTCTTTCCAGGGTCGCATGAGGGAACGAGCGAGCTTGCCGAACACGATGTTCTCAGGGTCGATCTCGTCCTTCCGAAGCTTGGTGATCACGGGGTCACCTGGATTCAGAAGGGTACCCTTCTTGACGACACCGTCTTCACCGAGCTTGGAAACCTGGTCCTTTTTGTAGGCGTTCGGGTAGTGGGCTACGAACTTCTTCTTGTTTAAGACGGCTCTGTCGGACTCGGTCGCTGAGTCGATGTGCATGTGCTCCGACGTCAGTTTCTTGGCCGCCTCGTCGGTGATGACAATGCCGTCCTCGAAATTGTACCCCTTGTAGGGGATGTACGCTGTTCTCAGGTTCTTCCCGAGCGCGAGGACCCCGTCGTCCGTGAAGTTGGTGTCCGCGAGAACCTGCCCCTTCTTGACGATGTCCCCCTCCTTGATCTTTACGATCGAGTCGATGAAGGACTTCTGGTTCAAGGGGAAGTTATCGTACAGGTTGATTGTGTGTTTTGTACCCATATTGTCTTTGACGACAATATGGTTTTTGGTGACCTTGCTGATGACACCTTTGGTTGGGGACCTGAAGGCAAATGCATCACCGAGGAGTCCCTCGAATGTTGTGTTTCCGCCCACTCGGGATTGCACGAGTGGTTTCTCCCGGTGCTTCAGGGACACAGCTTGTTCGGCGAGCTTTGAGGCGATGAGCGTTCGACCACCGTTGTTGTTCTGGATGAACGGCGTGAGGTTCGTGGCCATCGAGAACACCTGCTTGGGGGATTGCAACGTGTAGTCAACGTCTTTTGCTTTGACGGTGACCGTTTTGTTGCCCTTCCCGAGGGCAATGATCTCCTTGGGGTCCTTCCATTTTTTTGCACGAGCATCGTATTGCCCCGGGAAGGCCACTACGGAATCAGCGAACTGCGCTGGGTCAATCTTTTCAAGGTCTCCGGTTCGCACGTTGATTGCCCGGGTGAGCAGTGTCTTGTCCTTGGAGTCCACGCCGACCGGAAGATGATAGACGATTCCAACCTTGTCGCTCTCCGGCGTGTGGACGGGGTCCACGAACCCAAGATGCGATGGATGAACGTTTCGCATGTCATCGGTGATCGTGTGCCTGTCGTTGATTCCCCCGGGTCCCATGATGGTCAGGAGTGTCGACGAGTTGTACATGTCCAGAGGGTTCAATTGTTTCGGAAGCTGATGGAGTTCCGGGAGGGCAAACACGGACTCGATATGCGGTCCGATGACCGTTGAGTTGATGACTTCGTCAACGCCCTCTCTGGCACTCGAGTTCAGGTTGTTCGCGATCGTCTTCTTGATTTTCCCGCTGAATTCCCCCATGGAGAGACGTTCTTCAACGAGGTCCTGGATCGTCCGGTACTCCTTGAACTCGAGCGAGTTGCGATCGTGAGGCTCCTCCTCGCCCTTCATGACGTTGAGGAGTCTCCCTGACAGGTCGGCAAGGAACTGGCCAGTCATCTTGTTGTACTTGCCGCCCACGGTTCTGTCGTTGACCTTGGGGTCCATCTTCGTGCGCTCAACGAACTCCCTGATGTCCTTGGCGGCAGATTCCCCATCGGAATACGATTTCCCGGTCACAGACTTCGCAAAGCTCTTCAGGGAGCCCGCGAACTCCGAGGACTTCATCTGCTTGTTCGCCTCCAGAACGCCCTGGCCCCACTTCTTGGCCAAGAGGGAGTCGGATACCCCGAGGGCGCTGAGTATCGGGTAGAGGCGCTGCTTGGCCTGCCCGACGTTGATACGGAAGACGCCAGTCTCCTGGTTGGCTGTCATGCCAATCTGACCCGAGTAGCCTTTGGCGAGGTTGATTTGCCCCTTGACCAGTCCGTTCTGGGACTTGACCGTGTAGCCGGCAGGACGGAGCCGTAGCTGGTTGGCGATCTGGTGCTCGCTGCCCTTGATGATGTAGGAGAACCTCGGGGTGAGCTTGGGGAGCGTGGCGAGACGGACTTTTTTCTTTTCGGAGACGACCTTCCCGTTCTTGTCCTTGATCTTGAATGAACCGTAAATGGGGATCCCCCACGTGCGGTCCCCGACCTTCACCTTCCTCTGCGCGTTGTAATCCTCGACATCAAGATTGTCGTCGGCCCAAATGCTTGCGAGCTCCAAGGTCTTGTCCCGTCCATGAACGGGAAACAGGCCCTTGATGGACTTCACGGTTGTCTCGGATAACTCTTTTGACTGCTTCTCAATATTGAAATTATCCATGATTTTCTTGGCATAAGAGGATTGTAAGAGAACAACCTAACCATGGAGATAATCATGGCCACAGGACTCGAGACCGTCTCCGACCTTGAGTCGAGAGACGATTTGTTCGACGACGACTTCGATCCCCATTGGGGGGAAGAGGACGACGAAGAACCAGAGCAAGAAACTCAAGAATCCGAGGACGATTAGTTCTCACCCCCTGGCAGGTCCTCCTTCCTGCCAGGGGGCAACTTATTTTACACTGAGAGGAGCGGTATGAGAACGTTCATCGACAGACTCATCTTATTTATGAGAGAGATCGTTCTCTTCGGAATGGATGCATTCATGGTCGCGGCCTCCCGTGAAGTCGCCAGAAGATTCTGGGAACGACTGTCAGGGAGAGGCGGGGCCATCGCAGCCATTTCCGAGGAGAGTGCCTCCGAGGGGAGGAAATCCGTTGTCTACTCGACATCAACGTCGGGCGGACAGAGGGAGCTTCCCTTCCTCGATGAATACAGGGACTGATACGAGAACCGATACAAATACTGTAGAGGGGGAGTTTAGAACTCCCTTTTTTAGCTATCGAGACACCTGGTCGGCGATCACGTACCCGGCAAAGGACGCCGTGACAACGACGGCCACCCCCCAGGCAATGTAGCTACCCCACTTGGGTTTTGCGATCTCGAGCTGAAGACGCCGGTCGGATTCGATGAGCTGTTTGGTGAGCTGATCGAGCCTCTTGGACAGCGTGTCCTTGCTGTTCTTCTCGAGCTCCGCGGCCTCTGTCATGTGCTCAACGGATGACCTCAACAGGAACACCTTGTCCACGAGGAGCGGGATCTTCTGGCGGAGGAGCAGGAGCTCCGAGTCCGCCTTGTACAAGAGCTTGACCTGCTCGAGATCGTATGTGCATGCCCTGTGGTCTCCGCAAAGCTCGACCTTACACTTGGGAACCGCCCTGGGTTCATACTTGGGCTCCGCGCTCACGCGGGGTGCCAGGAGCAGAAGGAGCAGGCTAAATGTCGTCCCAGCCGCTAATCGCATCGATGGCCTCCTTATCCTTCTGGTGGACCTTCTCAAGCTCCTCGATTTTCCCGTCGATGACGGCAATCTTGTTCTTGGACCTCGAGACGTCGAGCTTGAGTTCCGAGACCAGTTCATCGTTTTTTTCCACCTTGGAGGTGGCCACCTTGTTGGCGATCTCCAGGGATCTCACGTTCTTTTCGTGGCGGAGCTTCGCGAGCTCCCTAGACCTCCGGCTGGAGATCCAGGCGAACACGAACATGCCAACCAGGGAGACAAGGAAGAGCACAACCCCCGTTATGGCCCCGATGTGGCTGTCCTTGCCGTTCTTCTCTTTCTTCTTCGCCGAGAAAGACTTGAGGCTCTCAAGGAGTTTGGAGGGTTCCATTAGATAGCGCCAAGACTCGAACCGGACAGGCCGCCAATGGCAGCCCCTCTGAGAATGCGACCGATCAGAGCCTCAAGGTCGTTGTGGTCATTGTCGGACGTTCCCGCTGCGATAGACCCGCCGGCAATTGCTCCCGTGATGGCACCAGGGGCAACAAACGTCGACAATGTGGGTCGTATCTTTGGATCGTTAAAGCTTACGAACTTTGCGGCCCCTCCCGAGATCCCCGACGCGATGGCACCGCCAATCCCGCTACCAAGAAGGGCGCCCTTGGCCGCTCCGCGAATAGGATTTTCCCCATCCTTGGCTGCTCCAATCGTGCCACCAATGATCCCACCAATGGCTGCGCCGGGAATACCAGATTCGAGGGCAACCGCCGTGGCGTTGACAGCGTTTGGCACCCTCTCGAAGGTATTCCAGGTTTTTTCAAGGTGGTCCATTGTCTCGCCGAGAAGCCCGCTGACCTTCTCGAGCTCATCACTGAATCCGTTGAGAAAATGGTTCATTATTCCCCTGCCCTTTTGGCGCCTCTGCGCCATGCCTTGCTGTTTTCTCTTCTGTAGTAACGTGGTAGATATTTTTCTTGCATTCTCTGCATATAATATGGTTCTTGGAATATATCAGTTTCCTTTGAATAACCTCTCTTTAATCTCCCGTGAACATCGAATTTGCTGAACCTTCTGTAGCCTTCTTTTATATCTCGACGTCTGACATCTTTACTCCCAATTCTCCGCCTGTCAGCACGAAGTGGGCGATGCGCTTTCTCGGCATCATTCTTGATTCTCTTTCTGTGACTGCCAAACAGATGTTTTGTCTCATCTCGTGTTGCAGTGAACTCCTCGGACTTAATTTTGCCGGGCTTGGTGATGCGCCTCTTGATGACCCCAGGACGCCTCCATGCACGTTCCTCGGCGCGTTCAACGACCTTCTTTGCCTTGGACGCAACACCAGATCTACGAACAAGTTTTGCGACATCTTTGAGTCCGCTGACCTTCTCGAGCTCATCACTGAATCCGTTGAGAAAATGGTTCATTGCCCTACCCTTTGTGCTTCTGCGCCCGACCAAGGAGATCCATGAGCTCCCGTTCGGACTTCATGAGCTTCTTGCTACCCGCAAGGCGGCCGGCGAGACCGCGGCTGCCAACACCCCTTCGTGCCATTTGAATCGCCAGGGGAACGCCAGCACCGCCGACGCCAACACCGGCGCCAGCGACAGCACCTGCGAGATGTCCAACTCCCGGCGTCATCGCTCCGATCATGCCACCTGAAATAGCGCCTTCGGCTCCCAGGACAGGAGCTGCAATTGCTGGATATTTGTTCCAACCAAGCAACCTGGAAATCGGGAACTTGCGTTTGTCGAGGCCCCGGAACTTCCCGGCCTTCGCGTCGGACACGATCTTCTTGACCGTCTCGCGGACGGCCGCACGGCTTGTCCCTTGCTGGGCAGCAAGAAGCTTCTCGAGAACCCTTCGGTCACTGCGCTTCAGAGAGCCCTTGAGGAGCCTTCCGGAGAGACCTCGGCTCTCAATGTACCTGGGGAGTCCTCCGAGCATCATGGGGTTGTACCTGGACGTCATTGCCCGTGAAATAGAATTGAACTTACCGATCTTCTCGAGCTCGTCAGAAAATCCGTTGAGGAAGTAGCTCATTGGTCTCTCTCTCTCTCGAGGGTTGTTTAGGAGTGCGCTTTGCCGAGGATACCGCGTTTGACGAAGTCATTCGCGAAGGCCATGAACGGACCAGAGGTCAGGACGGCAATGGCAGCCTCCCAGCTCACTCCCCCACCGAACTTGGCGAGCAACATGGCGGCCATGCTCATGACGCCCACGGTGATGTACGCCCAGCGTCGACCCATCTTCTTGAAGAGCTTCAGGAGCTTCAGGATGAACATGATCAACCAGATGATTCCCGCGCTCATGAGCCACCAGTTTTTGGCCTGGCCGGAACGGAACGTGCTCTTTGCCAGATCGACGGCCCCCGTGATGTCCTTGGGGACGCTTGAGGGGAGCGACGTGGGGGCAACCTTGACCTTCGGGTTCTTGACCGTGACCTTGGACGTTGCCTTGACGTCCTTTGCGGGCTTCGCGACAGCGGGCTTCGCGACAGCGGGCTTCGCGACCTTTGTCGCCGGTTTGACAACGGGCTCCGAGAGAGCAGGCGTTGCCCACCCGGTTATGGCCATGGCGATCACTGCGATGTAAAAACGTTTCATCTTCATTCTCCTGTTATTTGTGAAAAGATCCCTCTGGCGGGTCTGTCTCTCTGTCTTCTTTGTCCCACCAGGATACCACAATGAACCACTGATCGGTCCTGACCGATGAGCCGTCCTCTTCACGCACCTCAGTGGTTTCCGTGAGGTCGTGAATGTTCTCAATCGTAATACCGCTTCCGCGCATGTTCGACTTCGTTCGAAGACTCTCGTACTTGATTCGATCCTCGTTGTGGGAAATATTGAACTTCTTGATATGAAAAGTTCCCAGGAACACACCCGGCGTCGGAATACGCAGGGGGCTTACTTTTGCTGCCATCGTATTTTCCTAGACTGGAGAGTTTTCTCTTCGTGGTGGTAGTTTCTCAGGAAGAGGCTTCATGGCGTCAGCCGCCGCACCACCTGGTGGTGTCATCCCGATGTATTGCATGACCACGCGGTGCATGTTCGGCATTCGCGACTGGAGATCGGCCATAACGGAGGACCTCTGCTGCGGGCCCATGCCCATGAGCTTGGTGGCCCAGCGCTTTGCGATCTTGTCCACGTCCAAGCTCACCACGTTCGCTTGCTGTGATGTCGCTTGCGCATCTTGAGGAACCTGGTCATTGGTGCTCTGAGCTGAGGCCTGTTGGGCCATTTCACGTTCCGCGCCCTGCTGCCCCTGTTGAGGTGGCTGGCCGCCCTGCTGCTCCTGGGGCTGTCCTGGTCCCTGCTGACCCTGGGGTTGACCCTGGGGTTGACCTTGTTGCTGCCCTTGCTGTTGCTGTTCCTGGGTCTGGACGCCGCTGGCGTTGAGCTGCTCTTGCATCTGCTGCTGAGCCTTCGCCTGAGCCTCCTGCGCCTTCACCTGATACTTTGCGGAGGCAATCTGAGACTCGCCCTGGGCCTGGGCCTGCGCCTTCATCTGGAGCTCCTGAAGCTCCATCTGTTGTTCGATCTCGGAACGAATGATCTTCTGCTCCTTGTCGTGATCGAAACCGAGCTCCGTGAGCAATGTCTTTGTCGAGATCTTTTGTGCGGCGTTGAGCTGGATGACAAGCTGCTTTCGCTGCACGTCATCCGCCATCTTGAATTCGGTGAACTTGAGGTCAATGTTCGGGATGTTGAACTGGGTGACAATGTGCTTCTTGACGAAGTTGACGAACCGCATCAACAGCCGTCGGTACATCAGAAAATGGTTCTCAAGGGTTCGCAGGGAAATGCTCGAACCACTCCAGCTCAGGCCACCAAACACGAACTCGATGGGAACCCCCATGCCTCCCGTGACCTCTTTGTTGGTGATCTCTATCTCCGGTCCTAGCATGAGCGCCCGACCGTCACCGCCGAGCCTCTCGAAGCCCAGGGGTACGGGAACCACGGAGATGTAGTTCGGGTCCGTCTTCCACTTGCCGATTTCCCCCTGAATCCTCTCGGACCAGGTGTGGAGGTTGACGTGTTGGTACGGGTCCTGGCTCGAGTTGCTCTGGGGGAAGATGAACTCCAGGGGCAAGATGCGCTGGAGGGCAATGGCTTCCTGGGCACGCCTGAGGACATATAGATAAAAAAGACGCTTCATGGAGTGCAAGATCAAGGGTTTCCCCCACCCCTGGTCCTGCTCGGCGAGCGTTGGCCTCTTGAAGTGAAAGAGGTTCTTTTTGCTGAGGATGATGTCCTTGTTTTCCTTGACCGCCTTGATGAAGATCCACGGCGTATCCGCGACGATGTCACTCTTTCCCTGCTGAATGGACCTTCGAACCTTGTTGGGGACCCTATAACGGTATTTCGATCGTCCGGTCATCGGGTGGAATTGGATGTCTATATTCTTCGGGTCCCATCGGATGAAGTTCATCTCGTTGATGTTCTTCACCGGAACATCATGGACCTTCCCCTGGACCTGCTCCTTGCAGGATGGGCATGAGTAGTTGAATGCGTAGTTTTTGAACTTGTACTTGATGCTCTTGACATCACACTTGTGACCGCATTCCGGGCATTCGAGGATGCGCTTGAACGGCATGTTGATGGAGATGAAAGCGTTGCCGAACGTGAAAAAGTCGAGACCAATCTCTATCAAGAACGGCTTGATATCCAACGTCTCCTCAAGGATGTCTTTCCACTTGTTCCGAACGTTCTCATCCTCGTCGTTGTACACAAAGTCCGTGACCGGATACTCGGCGATCTTGTAGACAACGGAGCCAATCAACGGGTCCGTGTAAAAAAAGTATGCACACCACTTGAGGAGTTCCTTAACGGTCGGCGGCATGTAGCTTTGTGCTACGTCAAAGAACGGGGACGGATAGATGAGCCCCCTTCTCCGGTCGTGACCGCCTTGGGGCGTTGTGGGATCTGCCATAATGTGTTCCCGTTCTTAGATGATGGGCTTGTCCATGACCGCTCTCTGGGTCACGAACGCGCCGCCGGCGTACATGTAGATTTTTCGTTTTTCTGCAGGGGACAAGGCGTCCCATCCGCCGCTCGACCACTTGTCATGAATGGAGCCCAGGGATGGCTTGTTGGCGATGTCACCGGGTGTCGTGCCCTTCGGGGGACTCTGGGGGTCCCTGTGCGGCGGCGGGGTTCCCGGATTCTTCTGGTTCTGGATTCCCTTGGGATCGTACTTTGCCGACTCTCCCGCCGAAGCAGCGTTTCCGCTCTGACCCTTTGCGGCCTTGCGGGCTCCAACGTCTTTTTGTTCCTCGATGGTTTTCAGGATACTCTTGCCGTCTCGGCGTATTCTCTGGTTGTTGTAGCCGCGCGTGTGCTCCATGATCGCCTTATGTTCCGGCATGGAATGAGCTTTAGCGGCAGCTTCAGACTGGGTCATTGTCGGCGTTCCAGACGACCGACCCGCTTCTGCTTCACCCCGTGCTTCACTCATGTTGCTTTTCGGAACGTTTGATTTTTGCGTACTTTTATTCGGTTGAGGCGTGTTTGTCGTCTCATCGACCTTCGGCTTCGGTGGTGCCTTGGTCTCGATTTTTCTGGTCCCCCCATGCTCACCGTACATCTTATGGAGCTTGCCAGTATGTCTTTCCTCGATACGCTTGAGGTCCGCGATGTTCTTCTCGGTCGCCTCGGCCTGTGCACCAAGGCGAATTCGTCGGGGATCCGTATTGCTCAGGGGTGCGAGCTTTTTGTTGATCTTCGCCAGCTCCGCCTCGTTCCTGGCGATACCCGCCTGCGCGCGACTTACAGAACGCGTGACATCCCGGGCGATCGGTGCGTTGTAACGACCTTTGATCTGGCGACCAATGGAGCCAACGCCTGTCTTTATGCCGTGAAAAAATCCACCTTCTCTCCCTGATTTTCGTCCTTCCCTGATTGCGCGACGAACACCAGATCCTACCGGTGTGCGCCCATGGACTTTGAGTGCTCTGATGTGCGAATAATTTTTCGAGGCACCGTTGGCGCCGACTTCAATATCTCTCAGTCTTTTGAGTTTACTTCCGGAGATTGAAGAAACTCGGGCGCCTGTCCGGAAACCGCTTGCAAGACTCCCAACGCCCTTGCCAATCCTCTTTAGGCCCGTGAGCGCCCGTCCAATCGCAGAGACGTTGACCGCTTCTTTGCCGAACGATGGATTCAGGAGGTCAGCGGAGATGGAGTCCGTAAGCAACTGAACCTGACTGTCATCCTGGGGTTCCGTGGCGTTGATGTAGGCCACGGCGACCTTGGTCATCCCTGCAGGCTCGTTCTCGGCCATGACCGCCATGGACTCCAAGAGGCCCTCGTAGGAATCGGCGCTCTGAATGTCAGACGCAGTCTTCTCGAGGTCCCCGGGGCGCTCGTTGATGATCAAGTACGCGAGCTTCTCGTGAAACGAGAACTCAGCAAGGTCCCTCTCGTTGTTGACAGGAAGCACGTCAGAGAAGAACGTCTCGCTCTCCTCTTCAACCAGATATCTGAAAGCCCCTAGCTTACCCATTTCGGACCTCTTCCTCTTCCGCGCGTTGGATCGAGCTCGTAGATGCGGTCTGCGTCCTTGTCGAGCTTCTTCATGGCCTCATTCAGGAGGTTATCACGCGAGTTCAGTGCGGACACGTAGATGTTCCTTGCGCAATCCAGGCAAACCGGTGGAACGCCGACAATGACGCCATCCTTACCGCAAATGCTGCACTTCATTTTTTAGCCCTGAGGAGCTCCTTCTTTACCCGAAGGTACTCTTGGATGACCAGCATTCTCGAGACATAGACCTGAACGGGGTCTTCCTCGTTGAGCTTCGCATCCGACAGGTCTGCGTTCTTGTCCTTAATCACCTTCCAGGCCGCTGAGAAGTCCGGAACGGTCTCGACGGTCTGATTCTGCTTGTCAACGAGAGACTGCACGGGACCGAACCAGTTTGATGGCGCGTAGACAATCCCGTTCGACAGACACACGGATGCAATGTACCCGAGCACCTCGTCGGAGAACTTGACTGGATCGATATCCCTGGAGGCGTTGATTTTCTTGAGAATCTCGATTGTGAACGCGGTCTCGTGGGGGTCGAGAGGTTGCATTTGCCCGAACACGGGGACGGTGTCGTTCAGCGCCCGCCCAACGTTCTCGAACGTCGTCCAATCCTTCCACGGGAAGTCCGTAGAGAGCGCCACGGAGAGCGCTTGGACCTTGTTCTTGTTCACCTCGCTGATAGCCCCAACGTCTTGGCGGACAGCCTGCCATAACGTTTCGGGGAGCCATTCGGTCCAGTCGTCGTCGTACAAGGATTTCAGGTAGGCCAAGAGCGCTAGGGGGTGAATGTCGTCCCTGGAAAACGTATTGCTTGGAACCTCGATGACCGTGGACTTTGTTGAGTTCAGGACCTTTCGCGTACGGACGGGTTCCCGGGGCTGCCCCTCCTGCTCCTCGACTGGAGCCTGCGCAGCCTGCTCCTCAAGCGTGTCAAGGCTATCAGGCCTCTCCACCTCGAGCGCAGCAATGCTCTCAGGGCTCAGCTCGGAGCCCTTGAACATGCCCTCCAGGAACAGCCTGTCCGCGGCGTTCAAATCTGACCCTTGGCAATCTGCTTGACGACCACCTTGTCGGGGTCCGGAAGGCTATTGAAGATCTCGATAGCGTGCGCCTTGAACTGATTCTGGAACGCCTCGCCGAAGTGACTTCGAAGCTTGTCGGAGTTCGCGGCACTCTTGAGGTCATCCCCCGTTATGGTCTCCCCGTCAACGTCCTCGTTCCACATGGCCGTCTTCTGGGGGGCCATCGAGCTCTCCCATGGGTCCGTGATGTGCTTTCCGTATTGTCCATCGAGACCCGCTTGCTTGTCGAACTCGTAGAGGGCGCTCGCGAACGTGTCGGGGTCCGTGCTCTCCGCGAGTTCCGCGAGCTTGTCGAGAACGCCAAGAGCCTCGTTGCTTCCATCGAGGAGGGTTCGTCGTTCGTTCAGGTGATAGGAGAGACCCTGGTTCCATCCACCGGATGCCCATTTCTGGAGATACGAAGTGTCGAGGTCGACATTGAGCTCGCCGGCGCGGCGAATTACGTTCTCGGCGAACATGTGCCGGTGTTCCGGGGACAGGTCACGTGCGTACTTCTTGAAGTACGAGGCTGCGATCTTCACATGACTTTCATCGGGCATTCCATACTTCCGAATGGTCTCGCCCTCGTTGTCGAGCAATAGCGCGTACTGGTCATCCGGAACCTCCATACGCGCGCTGATGTCCCGAGAAGCCTCTTTGGTCATCTCGAGCTCTGCGTACTTCTCGTACTCGTTCCTGACGCCCTCTTCGACGATATTGCTGAAGAAGCCATTGGCAGCATACTTGGAGATCGCCGGATCGGCCTCGATCTCGTAGGCATCGCAGGCCTCTCTGATGTGCGTCGCGGCGCATACCCGTTCGGCGGCCGACAGGTTCTCGTTGGCCTCCTCGAAGTACATCGAGGCCAACTTGATATGCGCCTCGTCGTGAAGCGGAAACTTGCGAATTTTCCCCGCTGTCTTCGTGATGACAACGAGAGCAAAATCCTCGTCCAAGAGATCGTTCACCTGCCCAGGGGACAGGACTTCGGCGCTCCTCCATGGTCCGAGATCTTGGGCCATCTTCTTCAGATAGCGCCTGTCAGAGTCATCGTAGAAATCAACAACGTGTCCAGGAATCGGCATGTTTCACCTCTTGCGGATGCGATGAGGGTATCAAGTTTGAACCATAAACGTCAAGCATTTCGCGCGTTTTTACGGGTTTTTTGGGCATAAGATAAGTACTGAAAAACATCAAGATATTGTAGATTTCAAACGAAAGGAGAAATAACACAAATGATAAAAGCTGAGCTGAACCACCGGGAGGAGTTCAGCGAGTACATAGAAAGACTCCCGTACTTCGATGAGACTGACATGCTCGACGAAGTGAAGAACATAGAAGAGGGCGGCCAGACGCCTCGGTCAAAAATCTGGCCCTACGTTGCCGCGGGTGCCGCCGGCTTCGTAGTGCACTGGGCGATTTCGTTCACTGCAAGACAAATTACAAGCGGAACCAAAAACGCGCTGGGAAGCGCAGCACTCCCGAGACTGGGAGTGTAAGGAGGAAATCATGTCTAACGCCAACGCCAACGCCAACAACGCCGCCACCGCCAACAACGCCCCCGAGAAAAAGGGGTGGCTGAAACGAAATCAGACCGCCATCATAACCGGCGCCGCGGGAGCGGCTGCCGGTTATGGGGCGAAGATGGCAGTGGATCATTTCGCCAAGGAGGCAGCTGACACTGCCGCCATGGCGATCGCCAGGGGAAACCTGGCGGTCTTCGCCGAGGGCGCCAGGGGCGCCATCGAAGCCGGAAAGGTTCCGTCGTTTAAGTTCTAGACGTTTCCCCCGGTTCCATCCCATTGCGGGGTGGGACCGGGGGCGTCCATGATGTCCTTTAGCTATTGAAGAATGTCCGTGAGACACATCAGAGGAGCGTGGTAATCTCAGCGCTTGCGCTGTCAGGAACAGTGATCTCCGCGTCGAGATTGATTTTGGGAATGACAATGTGAACCACGGCCTCCCGAATGACATCGATCTCCCAGTAGCCGTTGTCGTCTGTGAACGCCTCGACGGGCACCGAGGTCACGCCATCCGTTCCCACGAATTGGCCTTCCTTGGTCTTCTTCACATTGTCGATGAACACCTGAACCTGGGCCTCGGTCTCGGGGTCCCCGTTGGCCATCAGCACCGTCCCGTGAAGAACGCAGATTGACGGAAGGGGCGGTCCGGCCTGCTTGGAGACCGTGAACGCCGACAGGTTTCCCGCACCATCGAATGCCCGAATCTTGTACCAGTGGACCGCGGTCCCCGTGGGGTCCTCCCAGTAGAACCGTCCGATCGACGTGTCGAACACCGCGGGGTCCGTCAGGTCATGATCAACGAGGACCTGTTGCGTGAAGTTGATGTTGTCATCGGCCCTCCACACTTGATATCCGTCGACACCCGTATCTTCGTTTGGGAGCCATGTAAGCTTGATGGTCATGGGGTGTCCTCAACGACGAGTCCATGCGGTGGAAAAAGACCCAGCTCCTCGACGACGAGCGACATGGGTTTCCGGAGTTCCGCGTGTCCCTCAACGAAGAGACCACGCGGAGTCGACATTGTAGCAAGAACTGCATCCACGGAGAACCCCGATGGACTTGCAGGAAGAACGGAGCCGGAAACCTCGAACCCGCCGGGCCTCCCAAGAAGGAGCTCGACATCGAACTTCAAGATTGGGCAAAACGGGTTCGGTGGCGTAGGCCGTGAACCGCGTCCGCAGAGAACCCCCTTGGTCGCCAGGCAGAGTGTCACTCTCTGGTCACTTTGTAGGTCTTGGCCAAACCGTCCAACGGGGCGGCTTCAGGCTCGGTAACGATGTTGAATGAGGCAAGTTCCCCTTCCCCGGCGCCACCGTCGGTTGCGAGGTCGGTGTCACCCTTGGTTGGAAAGATTCGGATCCGTCCGGCAACGAGAAGCCCCTGGGCGTTGTACGAGGTTCCGTCGAGGAAAAAATTATTCTGGACAAGACCAAGAATAAGAGAAAGGGCCCCAGAAGTAGGGCTATCGTTTGGAGTGCCTGTGCCAGTAATCCCCAGGACAGCCTTGAGTTCTGTTCTCTCGTTTTGTGTGAAGTCCGGGATGTCATCGACGTACGACCCTACTTTGACCTCCCCAATCAAGGGAAGATTGCTTGCCTCGCCCCCGGGGGGCTGATCTACGGTAAATTCGTATATATCATCGTCTTCAGGGTTCGTCACGGACATGGTGTCAAACCCGTTGACGTGATCAACGGTGTTCAGCTTGTATTCCCCAGGGCATCGAATGGGATCAATTTCCGACAGGGCCTGCTCGAGCTGCGAGACCGACGATGGCGTCTTGAATGAGTTGTCCGACCAATCGTACATCGCATTGTCAGATTGCCGCCGGATTTTCAAAAGAATATTAGATCCTCCTGATAGGGGATCTCCGTGGATGTCGAGAACAAGAACCTCAACAGGCTCTTTGCCGCCCGTCTGTATTCTTGACGGTCCGGTCATTATTCGGCCAGTTTGACGGCGACCGCAGGGTATCCTTGGCCGGTAACTTTTTTAGCCTTGCTCATGGCGATCTCTCTCCGCTTATTGACCTGCCTCTTTCGATACGAGGCGATGTCGGAGATGGCCATGGCCTGCTCATGCTTGTATCCGCTTGACAGACCCTCTTGGGCCGCCTGAGCAATCTCGATTTGTTCCGGAGTGCAGATTCCGTTGACTACCAAGAGGTTCGCAAGTCTTTGCTCGATGCTTGAATTCTCCTGCTCGTCAATGGCGTTGCATAATTGCTTATTGGTGATGGCTCCCATTTTTACTAGAACCTCACCAAGGGTTGATCTGCTCATCACATTCTCCTGTCGAGAGTCTTTTCTAACATCTCGATGGACTTTGCGTGGTTGATGTCGGCGCGTATCGACTCGTTTGAGAGCTCGATAAGCTTCTCCGAAAGCTTATCGTTCCTTGAACGTTCCTCGGCAATAGATTTGCCATGAGACCTCCTATCGAGCACGTACAAGATAACGAAAATGGCCGCAACGAGAAATCCCCCACCATACTGAGCGAGAGCCCCGACAGTCTTAACAAGGGCTGTTTCCATAAGGGGTTCGTCTTTCTATCTAAGGGAGTCGATGTAATCGACGTCATGGATCACATTCCAGCAAAGTTTTAATTCAGCATCGTATAGCGCGTCGATGTCCTCTCTGCTTATGCTTTTAATGTCATCAAGGCTCATACCTCTCGATCCTGCAATCTCTTTAACAAGATCGATCTGGGTTTCCATTCTCTTGTCAAGGTTGTCGATCATTGGGCATCTCTGGTAGCATCTCCTGAGGTATTTTATTCGTCCCTCGACATCAGGTGGCGGAACGCACCTCAGCGATGCAAACTCGCTAGTCATTGTCAACACCAACGACCTTGAAAGCACTCGCCTTGCCTATGATCTTGAACAAATCCCCTGGAGATGTGGTTTCTGGATCGATATCCGTAACATACGGAGATCCGGCTTCCTGAAGAAATCTCACAACGGCCTCTGAACACATGAGCTTCTTGGGTGTTCTCGAGGGCCGCAACGTGAATTTCGACGATATCCATTTGGACACCCACCTCTTTATTCCGGAAAGACCGGCACTGAACCAATCATACCGCTTGCCAATACTTTTGGCCATACTGCGTAAGGGGGCAGACATGTCGAGATCGGTCTCGAATTCTGCTACGAGTATGTTTTCCGAGATCCATCGGTGCCATGGTCTGATCTCGTATCCCCACCATTCGGCCTGCATGACCATCTTCATCTCAAGCGTCTCGTCATAGAACGATATCCAGGCATGACTGCATCGCGCTCCAGTCACCCAGCGTATGACTCGGCTCATGAATTTCCCGGTCGTCGAGAATCCAACAGTTATGGCAATTTTATCCATTGGGCAGGTTCCCTGAAATCTTTGCGATCTCTTCGTGGAATCCGACGAGAAACGAGTTTTTCTCGAGACGATTTTCCATCTTCTCAAGGGCGGTGTAGTAGCTCGGGTGCTCCTCGAGGTGGTCTTTTGCGATTTCCTTGGCTGTCCTTTTGGACGATGTGTGCTCGCGCTCGACACGAATCCCCCGTCGAAGCTGTTTACGAGGATATTGACCGTCAGGCTTGCCATCAGCAAGGCCGCCCATGATAGCCTCCGGCCTTTTCCTCAAGATCATTTGGATCGTCCTTTTGACCATCGACCAACAAGAGCACCTGTAATCCATCCTATCCCATTCGATATAGGGTCGACCACCCATGCATTGAGATCGCACTCAACAACAACCCATGCGTCTGTAAAATGACGTTGGAGGAAATACTCAACGCCCTCCCAGCCGTAGGACATCCCCACCCAAAGAAGAACATGGATCCACCACCTGGGTTCCCACTTGGAGTGAATCACCGATGCCAAGAAAAGAAAAAACGCAACATGTGGAAGAATCCACCAATCGAATACGGAACTCACACTTCCACCTCGGCGTAGACAGCAAAATGATCTGAGAGATCGTACATCCTCATCACGGCGGTTCGGTTACATGTGACATCCGTTGATGCCATAATGTAATCCATTCTCCCCTCGGCCTGATCGCTTGACCTCTTGTTGGACTTGTCCAGTGTGTAACCGGGGTCGGTCGACTCCTCTCGGTATAGGTCCCTGAGGTCCATGAGTCTCATCATTCGAAGATACTCGGCCGTCGGAGTTCCGGGATCTTCTTCTGCGAGAATGTTCATGTCCCCCATAACGAGGGTTGGGTATGGCTGGTAGGATGAGACAGCAGCAAGCTTGGATACCTGCTTTCGTCTGATCTCGCTGTATTCCCCCTCGTCCCCGTAGTCAGCCTGCAGGTGCGTATTCAGCACGTAGATGATGTCACCCTGGACATCTATCGTCACGCCAACCACGCCCTTCTGCGCCAAGGAATCTGCGCCCGAGCTATTCAGGTAGGGGACAAACCTTTGGGAGTTTACCGGGTACTTGGATGCCAGGAATAACCCGCTGTCTTGGCGAATACTCCATGGTACATCCCCTTTGTCCACGATGTACCCGTAGGTCATCGACAGATAATGGAAAAGTGCATCGCGAATGTCCTCGTCGAACACCTCCTGGAGACACACGATGTCAGGGTCGAGCTCGACGATTGCCTCGGAGATTCCCTTGGCCCGGAGAAGATCGCTGGACCCCCCGCCTATTGGACCGGGAAGCATCTTCACGTTCCATGTGAGAACGCTAATCATGGTGTCACGTAGTCCGGGTCGTCTACTTCCCGGCAATAGCACGTGACGGTCCCGAACTCCCCGTCAACGGGAATGTCCCGGTGGATAGACACGCGGAGTTCAGCCTGCAAGGACGACGGCAGGGGCTTGTTTGAAAGGTAATCAAACGGGAATACAGACGCAGGATAGCGGAGCCCTCGTTTGGTTCCACCGATGGCCTGCACGGTGCCCGTTCCTCTGTTTCCTTCATTGAGGAAGTCCTTCATGTGCTTGTAGATAACCGTCTCACCTGGGATCGGCATCCAACTGTACACGGGATGATTAATCCATGGTGCAAACTTAATGTCCTCAATCATGATAATGCCCTGAGAAAACTGGATTTCCGTGTCGGAGATAAGAAGAGTCTTCCCCGGAGTTGGTCGCATGTACCATGTCGACCCGTTGGCATAATTGTAGGTAGCAGTGACGACGGCGCTTGCCCCCACGGACCCCATGCCGACATCATGGTCACAGTTGTAGTAGTTTGGCCACGAAAGGGATATTTCTCCGTGAACGTAGTCAACAATGTAGTCAACGCCCTCCACCTTTGAAATGCCATCAACCTTCACGTCGACAGTAAATGGTCCATTTGGCCACATGGCTACATTGTGAACAATGTCGTTTTCTCGTGTGACCCGACCGTGTGTAAGGTCGATCCAATACTTGAAGTCGGAGCGAAAATGAATGCCATCATTCAATGGACACCCAAGGACCTCGTTGATAACCCGTTTTGAATCTCCATACCAGGTCGTTGGGTCACAGAAGTCATGACTGGCCTTGATGAGCCCGCCACCCGTTGGCTTGAGGGTCTCCACGGGAATGTTCCCCATGACCGACAAGGGCATCTGCTTGAAATACCCACGAACGAGGTCAATGGCGTCCGTAACCGAAAGGTCGTTGGTTCCGTCATTGAGGACGTACTTGTCCGTCCCTTTCCCAAGGGCTTCAACAAGCTGGGAGCTTGATCCTATTTGGGAGCTTGACCACGACGTTGCAATATCAAATTCGTCGCTTGCCGGAATGGAAATTCCAGGGTCTTGGTCGTCGAGCTTGAGTTCCGATGACGTGAGGTTTTTTAGTAGTCTCATTGACGTGTGTCCTACGCGCTGAATTTGTTGTTTGTCCTGCCGGGGTGCTCCCAGGCAGACAATCTCTTGTGAGCTAGATCGAGCTGTTTCTCGGACTCCTCGAGCTTCTTTCTCAGATCGTCAATTTCACCGGACATCTCCGAGGCCGCCCGTATGGTTGCGACGAGCTGACCCTCGGTTACCCACCTACCTGGCCGCATCAGTCGATTCATCACGCTCGACCTCCGATGATTTCAACCCAGTCCAGGTACGTGTACCTATTAGAGCTTCCGCCCGTTGTCTCCTGGTAGAAAGCGACCTCGAGTGAATTGGACGGAATGTTCGTTGTGATCGTGGCGACGAGGGTGTCATCGATATAGAACTTCACCTGTCCGGATACGGCCTCAATCCTGTACGTGTGCCAGTTGGAGTCCGCGGAAACTCCCGTGTCTACCGTTGTATCTGTACCTCCGTCCTTGGCGATGGCCTGCCAGTTACCCGAGGCGCTTCGCGAGAGCATGACGTAGTCGTCGTTCGACCAATACGCAAGACCAAGCTCCGTGTAGGAGTTTGTCAAATCCGAGCACTTGACACGGGTCTCGAACTCGAAGCCCGAGGACACAGCCAACTGGCGTCTTCCGCCGAGGTAGAGATCGCAGGATCTTCCGTTAGAGGACCCGGAGCGTATGCGGAGCTGACCACCGATGTAGTTTCCGCTCGGTATGGCCACGGAGGACCCTGGGCCGCTCGTCGACGTTTTCCAGATGCGATTGTCTATCCGGTATCCCTCGAAGTCGTCCCATAGATAGAACTTGCTCTTGTCCCTTCGAACATGGAGGTGAAACTGGTCAACGTCGTCATCCTGGTCACCATCCAGAAGGATATCCAGGTGGGCATCCGACCTCGATCCGCCCACCGTAAGCATCGAAGGGGAGTGTTTCTCGTTGCCATGGATGGCCGTACCGCCCGTGTCCGATCTCCAGACCCACGGTGCCGAGCTCGCATACTGAATCCATTGAACGCCATCCTCTTTGTTCGTTGTCGTTAACCCGTCCGCGGGGGAACTGAACGACCACGCCGATTCGTCGTATTCAGCGATCTCGCCATCGTGTCCAACGAAAACGCCAGTCGGAGTTCCGTAAACAAGAACGCGACAACCGCTATCAGGAGAGCTTGGCGGGCCGGCTTGCACGTGGTCCACAGGCTCGGCCCACGACTTGTTCGACGTCGCAGCATCGAGCTCTGACCTCTTGACGGGAGGGTCGCCCGGCTCGATAGAGGCCGTAGAGACCGCCGCACTCTCCGAAGGAGAAAGCTCTCCTGCATACATCCCGGGAGCACTAAAGATCTGTATTCTCCCGCTCTCCGTACTCGTCAGGTGTACCGTCAATGAGTTCAAAGGGTCCGACTTGTCCAGAACGATGCTCTCCACGTACTCATCGGCAACTTCTGAATCGACAATGACTTGGACGAAAACGCGCCTTCCCTGACTGTGAATCACGTTGACGATGTCGGAGTCAAAGAACTCATGGACATACAAAAGGCCTGGTGCAAAAGCCATTATGCGTGACCTCCCTGTGTCCACATAACACCAATAACTTCGAAGGATACGACAACCGGGTTAGCGTTGTCGGGTCCATCGTTGTCCATCTCTAAACGAAGCATCATCATGTCCCCCTCGTAGTAGTCGCTGACATCAAAAGGCCCAAAGGTGAGTTCCTGTAACTTCCCCAGAACCTGATCAACGTTGAGCTCCGAACTCGTCTGTGCCGCCTTCGCCGTTACAGCCTCCGTATTAGAGAGCGACCGCGCAACAGGCGTCTCTCCGCCAGACGGGTCAGCCTCCAAAACACCGGACACCTCTACCGGAAGGAAGCTGCACAGCCAATCAATATCCTGTGCGGTCTTGTCGCCGTAGTACGTAAACTTAATGTACCAAGGACAGCTCGTGCACACCCCCCTGGGAAGGGAAAACTGAATATAGATCCCGTCACCATTCCCATCAAAACGGCTGTTCTTGACCTTATGTGACCACCCATCAGGAGCTGTACCTGATCCCACATTGAAGCTCCCGTTGCTTACGCCGCCTGACTCACCAAACACATTTCCGGCCGCTACAACTGTTTGCGTAAATCTGGCAACTCCATGGAGCTCCGTGTGCCCGTCAGACATGATCTCCAGTCTGCTGGGAGATATCTTAAACTGCTCAAATACCGGAGCAGTAGTTAGCGCCGTCTTGATACGCAGACGCAACCAATAACACTGCGAACCGGATATGGACTTCTTAGTCCACGAGAACACAGAAGGATCCTTGTTTATCCCAAAACGCAGGTGTTCGAGAGAATTAGCACGGAGGAAGATCTCATTCGCATACCTGTAGTGTTCTTCTACGCTAGTGGCGAACGATCCAATCTCGGTCCAATCCGTCCCATCCCAATACTCTACGGCAAAGCTATCGTGGGTGTGCCCAGCAGAGACCGCCGCTGCAGTAGTCTGCTTAACCATCAGACCAAACCACTTTAGTCTATCGGCCCCGTCTGTAAGTACTGAACCTATCAAGATGGAATAGCCTACGCCCGTTCCCTGAAACGTAAAAGTCGATCCTGATGCGCTAGCGGCATCATCCGTCACGCTGGTTATGTTTCCTCCATCGGCAGTAGAGGACGTGAAGCTATTCGTAGTGAATACCCGCATCCCACGCGTATAAGCATCGCCCTCCCCTAAAGAAGATCTCCTACCTAGCTCAGGTATTCCTACGTGGAGAGAAGTCTGTACCTCTAGCGCGGAGTTCTCCTCTTCCTCATCCTGCACAACTAAATTTATGTTAGACCACCCCAGGGCGTACACTCGATCTTTACGAATCCTCCCGCCATTTATGACGATCTCAGAATTAGCGTCCATTTGTCGAATGTCGAAGGTAGAGGAATTACGGCACTCTAAGGACGTGCCAGTTATCTTAGTCCCAGAGTCGTTAACCTGGACGCCGTACGTAACGCCGTCCAGGGTCACTCCCATGAAATAGATCTTTCCTCCGCTTTGTGCTTCCAGGCCATTGGAACAGTTGGCAGCACCTGAGTTGTGCAGCCACAACTCGCCGTTGTTGGAGTACGCAAAATGCAACGCATAGGATAGCATGCCCGACGCATTCACCTTTCCGGTTCCCGCAGCATACAGGGCGTACGTTACCGTACTCTCCGCCTTACAGCTCTCCACGATCAAGTTACCCGAGCCATACATACAGGCAAAGGCCCTATTGACGTTTCTGGCCGTTACACCAGAAACATAGGCAGGACCTACAGACGTGTAGATCCCGCTCGTGTGAAGCGGACCGTCCACCGTAAGATCGCTCACCCTCGAGTTAGCCACGCACTGGATGTTGTACGTATTCCAGTCCCCAGAAGCCTGGATTACGACGGACTTCTCTTCCACACCCCTCAACTCAACGTACGACTTCATTACTATGGCGGACTCTACGTACACCCCGGGGTACACCAAGATCGTGTAAGGCTTAGACACCGTTGCGTCTGTTATTGACGAGATGGCAGAAACGACGCTAGTGAAATCGGCGACCGTGACTACTTGCGCCGGGGCGCCCGGCGTTCCTCCAACAACGGTCGTTCCACTTCGTCTGAGAAATTGACCGTCGGAGATGGAACCGAGAGTGAGAAGAGTAGGACCAGAAGTCTCGCGAAGGCCTCTAACATCAGGATCAGGGTAGGTACCACCAAGCTGACCAGCAGCAGATCCCGATGGCGGAAACGACGTTGGGAGTTGATGCGCATGGTCAGACCTTGACAGCGTGGACGCCGATCCCTCCTGGTTTGTTCCACCAGCAGCGAGGGTGATAGGCGCCGCCGTTGTAATATCGTGTTTATGGTCCGCCCTGGCGGCCTCAGACGCTGCTCCGACAGCCGCCGTGGCTTTTGTGACATCCTGTGGTGCAGAGCTCGTGAGCGGTGTATTTGTCGCGTTGTCGGCAATCCCGTCGAGCTTTGCTCCGTCAACAGAGAGATCGCGCCCATCGACAGTACCCGATGTGGCAATGTTTCCGGAGTCATCAATAGTGACCGAGGAATCTTGGACAACTTTTCCCGTGGTTCCATCGAACCGTACAACCGCGTTGTCCGTCGAACTACCCGGACCCGTGACATCACCCGTCCCCGTTGGATACTGGTACCACGATGTCCCATCGTAGATCCAATGCGATCCGTCGTCCGTCTGAATCGCCTCGTCGCCCTCCTGCACTGTTAACGCAAGTCGCGCCGCGGCGTCGGCAACAACGTGCACTTCAGGGAGTGCCGATGCAGGTATCTGAGCCGTGGGAACCTTTCCAGACGCATCCAGGGAGGCCACGCCGTTGGCGGCTCCCTTTTCGGATGACTGGATCGCACCATCGATCTTGGCCTTGTCCGCTGCGCTCGCAAACCCGGCCGAGGATGTCGTAGCAACAGAGTGGAGAGAACCTCCAGACCTAGATCCGTGGGTAGAATCAGAGACTTCAGACGACGCGTCAAGTCCTGCATAACCGTTGGCAGCACCCTTCTCGGTGCGGAGTTGATATTGAGTGTGGTCGTCGTCTAACAGCCCCGAGAGGGTCCCATGATCTACGGACGAGGCATCGACACCAACGGAGTCCCATGCGGTGTTTCCGGTGTTCCTCTTGTAGAGGATCATGGTGTCCGTTCGAAGGAACAGCTCGTCGGCCTCTGGCGAGGCTGGAAACGATGTGCCAAACGGAATGCTAAGAACACCCCCGTTGTCCCTATCGAAGTACCACGCCCCCGTTATGGTCTTGTCTGAGCTGTCCTCGACGTAAACTACGGACACACCTGATGTCATGACTTCACCCTGGTAATCGACGACACTCGACGCGAACCACCGATATACGTGAATGTCTCTGTGAGCGTTTGAACAACAGACCCTGAAGCATCATACTGGCGGGTAACGGCCTGTGTAAGCCTTGAGCCGGTGTAGGTCATGGCTATCTCGCGGATCTTCAAAGTCTTAGAGGAATCCGTCCACGTCGTTACGTTGACGATGCGTCGACCAGACCGAGTGATCTCGTCGTAAGATGACTCGTTTATGTCGTGAACGAGAGTGTCAAGCGTTTCGTGCTCGGGTTCTGTGATTCCGCTCGAGCTTGCCGTGAGGCTGTGCACCGCACCGTTTATAAACACGACAAGATCGTTGTTGTGCTTCCGGACCTGACCCTCGTTCGAAGGATCTCCCGCTGTCTCGGGGTCTAAGAAGAGAAGATCTCGTACAGTCTCATCCCTGACACTCATCTATTTATTGCCGACCTTTCTTGTGCGCGCCTTTTTCTGGACGGCCTTCTTCTTGGCGGGTTTGGTCGCGGTCTTCGTTGACTTAGCTTCTTCCCGTCGTTCGGAGAGCGATCCATTTGCCATTCTTGCGGCCTCGGCAGCCGTTCTTGGAATGTCCTCGGGCTCATTGCCGGTCACCTCCGCGTCCTGGGTGCCGTGTTTGTTTTTGACCTTGTCGAGCATGGACATGACGGCCTGAATCTTTTTGGTCTCCTGATCGCGGACCTTCTTAACAATCTCCATGGCCTCTCTTAGGCCGTCAGACCTTCCGCTCTGAGTGATTGCCTTTTGTTGTTCCACGTCGCTCAAGTGTGACAGATACTCGCCGACCCGACCAAGGTACTTCTTGACCAGTCCGCGAACCTCCGTGGCCTCCATGCCATCCCGGAAAGATTCGTCATCGTCTGCCTTTGCTGCAAGGTCCGTCGGAACCTTCCTGGCAGCTTGCTTAAGCGCCGAGGATGCACCAGCAAGTTCGTGCGCCGTCCTCATCGAACCCTCAAGCCTGTCTTCGATAGAGGCCCCCAGGTTGTTGGCGATCAAATTCTTCATCTGTGATTTTTCGATGTTCATTATTGCTCCCGAGTATGGTTGTTGAGCCCAGATCATATGAAAAAGCCCCGCCAACCTCAAGGACTGGCGGGGCGGTATTAAACCGGAGAATCCCCGGTACTGCTATCGCTAGCTACCCCAGACAATCATGGTAAGCTGATCTGGGCGGAAGGCGTTTCCACGGAGGCGCATCTCAAACTTGAGCATGCCCTGCGAAGGCGTTGTCCCAGGATACACGTCCTCGTTCGCCGCAGCGTTCGCCCCGTTTCGAAGAAGCTCGCCGTTCAGGAACACATCCACATCGTCGACAAACGATCCGACACTCGAGTAGTCCGGGAGATCTACATCGAGGTTTCCAGAGGTCGTGGCGTCAACGTCAGTGTTCGGTGCAACGTTATTCTGTAACGTGGCCGCGCCCTTGGTTCTCGAAGAGTTCTTCTTCGCTTGGACGATGGCGTTCAAGAGGGAGACCTCACCAAACTCCGTCTCGAAATCGTCCCATTCCACTGTCGTTTCCGACAGCTTAATGGACGATGCTGCCCACGTGGACCCCGTTCGGTTGGTGTCGTCAAAGAGAACCTCTCCGCCGACCGAATCAACCTTCAAGTCCCCAGATCCACCTGTGGAGACCGTGAGGGCACCGCCACTGTCAATCTGGTTCGCTGTGACACCCACATTGATGGTCGTTCCCGCAGCGCCCGTGTCAATGCTCATGCCATTCAGGAAGTCGGACGTCACGGCGTCGACATCGAACTCGTCAACATCGTCCTCGACAGCAACCTTCGACGTTCCACCGGAAGAGCCCTCAATGACCCTGAACAGAATCGCCTCAAGGTCATCGCGAACCGACCACTCGAGGCCCGCACCCTCGAGATCGAGAGTTGCATTTGAGGTGAGATCAACGGCGGTTGTTCCCTGGTTGTCGTACGCGGTTTGGCGGTCGATAGTCCCAGAACCGCTACCAACGTCAACGACGGCACCACGGAGGAAGTCTGCCTCGTTGAGATCCTCGAGGCGAACACGCTCGCGCGAGGTGTAGTTGACGGTTTTCCCCTGGATGTCCGCGGCGGGACACAGCTCGAGGTCGTCGAATGCAGAGTTCGGGCGCACGAAAGAGATCTGAACGCGGTTGGCCGTTGTCGCCGTTATGGTGCTGCCATCCGTGGAGCTCTCGGACTGAAAGAGACCCCAGATCTTTCGACCACTCGAAAGGATGGGATCGCCAGTGGAGGCGTCAACGATCTCCATGAGGTTCTTGGGGTTCAGCGCGTGAGGCCCGGAGACCTCGCTCATTGCGTGCGTTCCGAAGGTTCCACCGTGAGCCGCGAGGACTGTTCCAAGCGTTGTGACGGCGCCAATGGCAGCCGTCGTCTGTGAAGGGAGCTCGCCAGCCCCGAGGATGACGAAGTTGTCTGTGGCGCCCACGGAGATGTCGGCTCCAACATTCGTGACGTCCCTGAGAATCCGCTTCTTCTCGACGGCATGAATCGCGGCGTTTACAGCGTCGATACCGCGCTGGGTTCCCGCTTCAAGGGTCGTGGGCGCCGTGAGGTCGTCATACCAGTTCCCAGCCGGGAACGAGGCGCCGTTGCGATTCAGGAAGTTCTGAGCCTGGGACCTCAGGTGATTGAGGTTGTCCTCGATATTTGCAGGGTTCGTCTCGAAGTTCGCAAGATTTGGCTGCACGGTATCGTCATAGGTTTCCGATTCGCGGAGCTGTGTCTCTTGCCGTAAAAAGCTTCTGCCCATCTGTCCTTCTCCTTGCTAGGATGCGATCATGTAATCAGCAGTGATCCGCTCCCATGAGTTTGGTGCAACTGCAAGAACTACAGTATCAAATCCAGCACCAGGGCCGCCACTTTCTAACACTGTGAAATCGTCTAATGCCCCCTCGTGGAGTCTCTGGCCGTTTGTGTGAACGCGGATCTTCATTCCGTTGTCGTTGATGAACTTAGCGAACGATGGAAGCTTGAAGATGGTATTTACGCCGTTTTTCTGTCCTACGAGCTCTACGTCCCATCGAAGCCTGAAAAGTCCTCCAGATGTGGCATGTGATTGTAGGCGCATATCCTATTTCCACCGACAGGCTTTCTGCCGGCCTACAGATCTGCAAAGTTTGCCGAGGGAGCATCTGGGATGACGATTTTCCTGTCATAGCCGAGTGAGGGGATCTGAAGTCTCGCGGTAAGCCCTCGGACAATGCTCATGGAGAATGCCCCGTTTTTGTCCGTGAACGTGTCGACGCGGTCCGTGGTTACGCCGGGCTTTGATCCCGTGGTCAAGAGGGTATTCGGGATGATCGAGAGACGAACGGTGTCGTTGACGGCCGGCTGGCCATCGGCCTTGATAGCCGATCCGTAGAGAAGACACTCATCCAGGGAGCTCGCGGTCCTCATGGGTCCGAAGGCGATTGGGGTGAATTCTGATCGCGGCGTGGCCCCAGGGTTGGTCGTAAGCACCTCGAATAGCTCGGACCCCGTTGTGTCCTCGGAATGATCGAATTCGTACCCGTAGAGCCCGGGAAGGTTAACGGAGTCCAGCTCGGCCATGGTTCCCGTTGCCGGGGTGGCCGTGAACCTGGAACCGGACGCAAGTGAGTCATCGTAGAAGGCACTGTCGGATACACGCCGAATGGTGATCGTTGGCGCTTGACCGGTAACCCCAACTCCCGCTTCGACGATCCTCATGTAAAGATTTGCCATGGATGCTATGGGGTACCTATCCATTCGGAATCACCTTCCTGTTCTCGAAGTCGAGAACGTAGGAACCATCCTGTACGTCACTCATCGAGACAATGGCCTCGACATGCTTGTCGAACTCCATCTTGAACGCATCCAGCAGGGACCTGGCCGACACGAGCTCCATGGTTGATTGCTCATGAACTCGACTATCCGATTCGGCGCTCACCGTGAGCTTGCCGATTTTTTCGAATATCCCTCTTGTGGGTTCTTCGTCGGTCATCGACTTGTCTATTTCTTTCATAAGCTGGAACTTCGTGCTCTTGGCAGAGGATTTGGCATGCTCCGAGATCATATAGAGCTCACCTATCCTCGACGTGAATGCGTCAACGGCATTTTTCGCGCTAGAGGCTCGTTCCCATGCTGTGTCGATATCGTCGGTCATTGTGTTACCTTATGTTGGTTAGTCGTGTTGGCATGTGGAAACCGATCTCTATCCCATATATAATAAGATTTGACGAACCACCTGTGTACATGGAAATCCTGTATGTGTTTTGCTGCCTGTCTATTGTTTTGGTTGGACTTATCGTTGCTGAATATATCGTTCTTGAGCTGCTCGCCGTCGCTGTGATTGTTACGATGAGGTTGGATGCTGGAGCCGCGGCACCGAAGAGGTCGTTTGAATCGAGTTTAACGATGTCACCGGCTTGCCCTGGGGCCCAGTCGACACGCATCGAATCAATTATGGCTCCGTCCGGAATAATCCCGTTTAACGATTTGTATGCCGCGCCGGAAGACGATGACGATTCGATATATCTGCCACCGGATTCAACGGTAAACCCGTCAAGCACACCCAATGGATCAACAACAACTACAAGCCCGTCGGACTGATCAACAAAGTTTCCATGTCCATCAATGCAACCAGCGAGATCGCCGTTCCTTTTAATTGTGGATAGGCCGTACCCGTCCTGGTCATTGTCGTTTACGCCGAGTTCGATACCACCCCTGTTGTCATATCCCCCGGAGATTACAACGTGCGTTGACCTGTCGTTCTCAACGCCAATCGTTGTTCCCCGGTAGAAAACAACCGTCCCGGTTTCCGACGAAGCGGCGATGTCCTTTGTTTTTTGATATAAGCGACCAACTTTGATTTTGGTCGATGACACGATTTCTACTATTCGAAGAATTCCTGAATACGACGTCATCCCGGAAAACACACACAACATGCCGGGTCGAAGGGATATCGTGTTAACGCCCGTCCTGGTAAGAGTGAGCTCGTCACTTCCATTCACGGAAGATATCGGCTCTCCGGATGCTTGTATTTCCGTCAAGTGCTTGTGGACAGAACCGATGAAATTGATTCTATGCCCGTTTGGACCACCAACTGATGCGATTCCCGGCTGATGAGTAACCGCTGCGGGCCATCCGCCAGAGGACTTTGACAATATAGACATGTCGTCAAAGTCGAGAGGAGACAGACCCGTAAGATGGTCAGTCTCTGACAGGATTTTGGATGACGAAATGTCCCACCGATTTGACGAACTGCCGAGCTTGTTCTTGTCCGTAAACGGGTGCATATCCCCGTCAATGTGGCCCAGCTTGGCTTGATTGAGTTTAATCTTCTGGGCGAACAGCGTAGCAGAGTCACCCCAGTCCGTTATGGAATCAAACGATACGCCAGAAACGGTCCCGCCATTGTTTGTCCAGACCGGAACGTCGGTAACATTGGAGATGTTCCAGGACATTCTTGATGTCGATCCGGAAACGCGAAGCTTCTCGAATCCGTGAGATTGTCCTATCTCAACTGGTCCACCGTTGAATTCGCAATCCACAAGGGATGTCCCGTAATCCAACATGATTCCGTACGAGTCTCCGTCGAGATCGAGAGGAACCGATGCGTCTATCTCGGACGACGCGATTCTTGTTCTTCGACACGACCTGATGGAAAGCCCGGCGCTCGCCGTAGTGGACCTTGCGGAAACCTTAAGATTAAGATCTGCGGCAAAGATTGCTTCTATGACATTCCTGGACACCCCTCGATTGTCAACGATGTCCACGTTTTGTATGGAACATCCCGTTGCAAACCACGCGGCCATAGGGAAGGTCATCGACATCACGTCCGCTGAGGCGTCGACGCTAAGGGCAATCTCCGTCTCCGACAGCACTCTGGTTATCACGCCCTCGCTAACCAATGTTCCGCTGTCGCTTGTCACCGGCTTAGTGCTGGCGTCATCATAGAACATGACAACGTCTCCGGGTCTCGCGCCGCCCGAGATGAACTTCGATCCAGAAAATGAATATATCTGGTTCGTAAAATCCGCAGCAGTAAGTGTCATTCCAGCGGAACCGGCAATGCGAAATGCGGGTGACGATGATTCAATTCCGACGAGATCGATGTAGCACGAATTTGTTCCGATAATTTGTATTCCACTCCACAGTCTAATTGGATGGGTGACTCTGGAGTATCCTTCTCGAACAAGAACCTTTCCGCCAATTCCCTTCAACGAGTCAACGGCATCTTGGATCGAGACATATCCACCATGCTCTCCGTCCTCCCCGACAACAACGGCTCCATCCCCGTTCCCCCAGGGGCGCTTAGAGGTGACCGTGTGGCCTCCAACGTCCAGCACGTTGGACGTTCCTCCCTTGCCGTGCGAAATGGATGAGATGTACGAGTCCCTCGGGTGAACCAGAGATGCTCCGTTGCCCTCTCCCCCGAGAATTCTCTGGGATGTCCAGCGAGAATGATCAACGGAGGAACCCAAGAGGGCTACGGATTGAATGCTTCCATCAGCGTCAAGACATGCGTAAAATCCAGACATGCGTAAAATCCGTTGTCGCCATAGCCTACGCCAGTTACGGATACGAGGTTCTTCCTGGAACCTGATTGAAGATTAAAGGATAAGATGTCTCCGTCTATGGATATACCATTGGACATGATTGTCGGGGAGAACTTGAACGAGTAAACACTCGATCCGCCTCCCGTCGTGTCCTCGACAACCGTAACAACATGAAGCGACCCGACATCGTCGATCATCGTCGAAAGGGAATGAATCTCATCCACGTGCGCCGGGAGGCTCATGAGCTGCTCGACCTCGACGGAATCGAAGCCAGTTCGCTCCTTGAGTCCTCTCTCG